ACCTGTTTCATATTTCTTGCCGATTACGAGAATCAAGTCCTTGCGTGAGTTCTGGACATTATCGCTAGGAATAACCTCGTCAATAATATATTTGACGTGAGGTATTACCTTGCGGGTCAATTCTGTTGTGGCTGCTTCGTATTTCCCCTCGTGGAGAAAGTTGCGCCACTCGGTCATCAACTTTTTCATTTAAGTTCTTTACTTAGAGCAGCAAAAACATTCCTGAGTGATGTCAAAATATCTTGAGATTTAACATTTTTAGTTCCAAGCTTAATAACCTCTCTGAGGAATTCCTCAAACTCTACTCGGCTATTTACTTTATCCAATAGATCTTCAAGACCAGATACGGCACCAAGTCGAGTTTTTACTTTTTCAACATCCGCTTGTTGAGCGGCGGGTTTGGGTTTATTAGCCTGCTGCTGTTGAGTTTCTACCTCTTCGTTTATCAAACCTCTCAAATATTCTTTTGTAATTTTCATTTTATTCTTCTCCTAAGTGTTAAGATCGATGGGCTCTTCTTCTACATATTTTTCAACAAACGGTCTAGTAATCGATCCCAAAGCATCAGCGACAAATTTAACTCCACCTACTATGGGACCCAGAATACCAAGATAAGATTTTATATCAGTCATCGTGCCCAGTATTTTTTTAGAAACAGATTCTAAATTGAATTTTTCAATTACAAATTGATATAAAAGTTTAGCGTTCTCTTCAACATTTGTTAGATTTTTTATAACATCGCCAAACTTATCTTGAATATAAGTAAAGATTACTATTAGACCTGACAATGCCAAGGCACCCTTCCAGCCTCGTGCATTATTGACAATCGAGAATGCTTTTTGTATTGCGTTTTTTATCTTTGTCATCATTGTTCCTAAGCTTGGAACTTCGTCTAAAGCTTTTTGGATGAAGTTGCTAAAGTTCTGTTTTATGTTGTCAACATACATTTTCAATTGTCTAACAAATTTCGTAATAAGATAATTATTGCCAACAATTTTTCTTAAAGTTGTGAATAGATCCATAAGACCTTGACCATATTCTTTTGCTTTATCTTTGATAGAGTCAAAAAAACCCTCAAATAAAATCTGCTCTTGTATTATCTCCTCTACAAGAGTCTGAGAATATTCTGTATAAGATTCGTTAAGAGGTACTTGAACTCCCAAAACTTCTGTAATATACTCGACTGGGAGGGGTGATTTATAAAAGCTTACAACCCCTTTGTTTATTCTTGGCTCTTCTGAAGATTTAAAGTGTCTCCAGTTTTCCATTATTTTTTTCATCGGGTTTGTACGGTGTAGGTTTTTTGTTCACCGCCGCCAAATGTATCTGTTTTGAAATCGTCCTTACGCATAACAGTAATTACTTTTATGGTGTCCGGACCTTTTCGCATATCTAAAACGGCTATAACATTGAGGGCTGGAGCCTTGCCTTTGCCCACCATACGAATATGAAAGGGTTCATCGTTTCCAAGTTCGCCGTTGGCATAATCTTGAATGATTTTGCCGATGGCCATTTCAACTGCTTGGATGATGGCGTTATTAGAAATCTTTTCGTCGTGACGGAACTGGCGTTCCTTGCTGTGCCGAGTTCCCTCAAGGTCAGTATCTTTTAAATTGATAATAACATTGACGCCACGAACTTTTGTGCTATATGCTTGTTCGGCATCAAGGTCAGCAATTTTCTCTTCTGTAAGATGCTGGGCTGGGCGTCCTTGGCTTATCCAGTCTTCAACAACAAATACTTTTTGGTCTTCCGACAAATTCCAGAAAACCTCCTGTGAGTCTTCACTGAGACGTGAGGCATATTGTTTATAAATCTTCTCGTTTACTTTGTGAACTTTTTGAAAGTTCCGCCACTCGGTCATTAGCTTTTTCATATTAGTCTTCCGAAAATGGGCTCTTGGATTGCCATTCGTGAGATACACTATCTTCATCAATTGGTCCACCTTTGGCCCAAGTGTAACAAGCACGGGCTGAATGGCATTTGAAGTGGTGCATCCAACAATAGCCAAGTTCTCCGTCTTCATCAGAGGTTACACCGGGCATACACTCTTTCATTCGAGGGGAAATATCAAAAGCAGTACAGTTAGAACATAGTGATTTTTTAGCAGCATCCTCAGTTGTATTCCAATACTTTGCTATATTTTCCCAGTAATCACCGGGCTCGTCAACGTTCAAAGGACCATATTTGATATGCTCTGCGTGAATAGCAGCATCACGGTTTTTAGTGTTGAGTTTTAAATCTTGGGTTGCAGGGGGACAAACATAATCCTTGACTGCTCCAATAACAACTTTCATTTCTTCTTGGAGAAAATTTCTCCACTCTGTCATTAATTTTTTCATTACCATGCTTTACAAGACCAATACCCTGCGGTTGTCTTATCTCCTTTTTTCATCTTGTCCGCACAGTTATGACGGGCACGGAAGTTGCTACGAGCTTCAGGGTTTGATTTTTTGATCTTCATGTTGGGATCACCAAAGTTTACTTTGACTACATTTCCCTTTTTGTTCTTAACATAAACTTTAGATTTTTTTACATCACCTTGCATGGGCTTATTGAGAGTGACCTTGCGTCCTTGGTACTCTGCCTCTTCTATGACATCATCCCAAAACTCTACGTCTTCGGCAAGCGTGCCGTCTTCATAGGTTGCGTCTTCAATGTGATAATATTCTTCTTCTTCGTTGAGGACGCTTGAGACCTCTTCTTTAATAATCTGTCGTAGTTGTGATTTCGTGATTCTCATCCTTTTTTACCTGCCTTAGATTTTTTGCCGTAGTTACCGCTCTTGCTACACGCTGAGGGTGTAGGTCGGCACTTCGGATATTTTGAACGTGATTCGCCGCTTTCACGACCGCAGGCACTGCATTTCTTTTTACCCGTCTTTTTATCTTTACGACAGGTGTTACAATCTACCCAGCCACTCTTACTTCCTTTTTCACCCTTGCGACCGAACCATTTGCGTAGTCCTTCGCTGTCGGCTTCTTTAAGTTTTGAGATTTCTTCTTCCACAAGTTGGCGGAGGTAGTCATCCTCAACGCCTTCTTTTTTGCTGTTGCCCCAGTTAGCAGCGCCGACCTTGCGGCATTTTACAAGAGCACCGGAAGCGTAAGCAGAAGGCCATACGTCATAACGTGATTTCACTTTATGATAGCAGGCGTCTTTCTTGCCGCCTTTCTTCTTCTTTTTTTTCTTCTTCTTCTTTTTCTTCTTCTCGTCAAGTAAGGCTTCTTCTACCATACCCCGAAGTTGAGAAATTGTTACTTTCATTTTGTGCCCTCATGCCATTAAAGCAATCTTGAATAAATAGGCATCGGAATCAATAAAAGGCGCTTTCTCTTTGCGTTCCTCGAATATATCAGGAGGCATCACGCCAACATCTTTATAACCAGACGTGTCCATAAGCCGAACTTCTACGTCATAAGCCAGCAACGCTTTCACAAGTTTCATAGCTTTTTTGTGTGCATCGTTGTCCAAACCAAGTAGGACCGGTGTGTCGTTCTTTACGATCTTCCTGAAAAGTCTACTGTCTTCTCTGAGGGTTGAGCCGAGGAGCGGGATGCTGTTCTCGCCAGCAACGATGGCGTCGAAGACACCCTCAACCAAAGTGACCTCTCGCTCCCAATCAATCAGAAGTTCGTTGAAGATAATGTCTTTGTTGCCGGGTCCGTTCATATACGGAGGCCAGATGTTAGGGTCATATGTGCGGGACGTAAAAAAGTTGCAATAACCTTCGTCGTCAAATGATGGAAGAATAATTCTATTTTTGTATTCCCCAGAAGCGCAGTAGCCAATCTTCCAAAAGAGGACGTCTTTCTCTACAACGGCACGTTTGCGGAGATAGTTTAGGGGAACTCTTGCAGATGGTGGGTGAGAGCGACCCGTAAGCGTTTGAAACTCATTTGGAAGGTCAATTCGCTGTTTTATTTCCTCTTCCTTCGCAAAGAGGTTGTCTAGGTCGCCTAGCTCTATATCGGCGTCAAAATCCTTCCATCTATGGATGTGACTTATATCACCCCAGCGCCTTACAATGCGTCGTAAATTTTTGGTGCGCCAGTCACAAGCCCAACACTTACCGACGTTCTTATCAAAGTTTACTGAGAGTTTGCGCTTGTGGTGTCCGCAACACCGGGAAGAGTAAAGATATTCCTTGCCTTGGCGCTGAGGTGTGCCAAGGATTTCATCAAGGATTCTTTTCTTCTTCGCCGAGTTGGGGTCGTTAAGCAATTACAGTCCGTCGTGCCTAGAGATGTGATGAGGAGGAATCCAATATTTTTCGTCACCAAATAGAACCTGATAATAATTCGTGATAGCACTGACCACGCCTAAGCGTGGTACAGCACCGTCGAAAGTAAACCAAACAAGTTCACCGATTTCAAATTTGTCCTCTATCAAAACCCTAGTTCTTTAAGTTGTCTAATCGTATTATCCACGTCATCTGGATTATGTTTAATAGCGATGCCGCCGCCGTCACGGAACTCGTTGACATATTTGTCACGGTCGTCAATCAAAAGTCCTTGTTTTCCGTTGTGAACTCCATAGGACTTCTTGCTGTCAGCTAGATTGACTTTTTCAACTGGGACACCCAGTTCTCGCTCAACCCACATCCGCTTGCCGATCTTGGAACCTTCGGCCATCGGTGCTGACAAGATCTCCAAACCGGGAATATCTTTAATATAATTCCAAAGCTCTTTGCCGCCACGCTCCCACTCAAGGTTTGCCCACAGATTTACATCATCTTCTACGAGACGATACATAAAGTCTCGGACCCGATAGTTGCGGGCTAAGCTTTTTTCTTGATCAGATCGAGCAATGTGCCACTTGTTAATCTCGACGTCCCAGCCGCCGAGTTCTTTGGCAGCCGAACGGGCAAGTTTGTGATCAGGATGATCTGGTTGATCTTTTAGTTCCTGAAAACGTTGGTTCATAAATTTTAGAACGCCACCCTCGAAATTGACGAGGACACCATCCATATCGCTAAAGACTTGGTAACTCATAGGAGCACCTCCCTTCAACACTATAATACCATATGTTTTGATTAGGTCAAGTAATTTTTACTTGTTATCTTTCGCATCAAGATAGGCAGCTACTGCCATCTGTTGCTTTTTCTTTTTTGACTTGCCCTTGAATTGTGGGGCATCAGATTTTCGGAAGTCTTTAATATAATCACCAGCATCGGCGTCTTTGTCAAGCTTTTCTCCCATAACATGATCATACTCAAGATAGTGCTTGACTGCTCCGATATAATCTGCTACCTTCGTCATCTTGCTTTGAATCCAAGCTGGATACTGTTCACCGTCTTGGATCATATCAAAAATAGCAGTAGCATATTCGGCTGTCTTGAACATTTGGCGCTTCGCCATATCACCTTCATCATCCTGATGATGATAATCTTGATGCTTGTCGTCTGATCCCATCTTGTATTGGTCCGCAGCGCACATTTCACTAATCTCTTCTTTGATAAGATTGCGAATTATATCTTTACTTAATTTCATGCAATAAGTAGTTTGTTAATCAACTAAAACTATTTTTTCTGTCAAGAAGCCTTTGTTGTTCTGGTTCCTCAATATAAACTCTCCAGCCCGAGCAATAACAACAGCATCAGCACGATCATCGGTGCCTTTTTTAAAATTTCTTCCGCCACGAGCCATCTCATATGAGAAATCTGTCTTCTCTTTATCTATTACAGCTTCAATTACCATCTTTTTTCTTTGGGGTCCTTTTGTTCCCCTAGGAAAAGACAGCCCATATAAGGACCGAGCACTATTGACGTTAATATGGGTTGGCTCAAAGTTAAAACACTCATAACACAACCACGAAACAATACCATTAAACTTAGCTAATTTTATAATAGTGTCCGCTCTGGACCGTCCCGGCATAAATTTCTTTAAAGCAGTTTCTATAAATAAGTTTTCAATATTAAATTCAGAACGAAGAGAATATAACTCTGCACCTATAAATTCTGATTTTTCATATGTTGAAGTAATCTTGGAGATATCCCACCCAGTACAGTGGATAAGTTTCCTAGTCTCTTTGTCAATAATCGCTACCCCAACCATGGTGGTAGAAATATCAAGTCCTAATATCATACAAGTAGTATATCAGAAATCTAATTTAAGTTTAAACGTATAAGCGTCAGTTTCTTTTTTTCTAACTGGGTTCGCTAGTTTTGCTACACCAATTAAATTCTTCTGCTCATCAAAAATCCCAATAGAACTTATAAAAACTTGTTTTTCAAATTCATCATCATATCTGCAATATTGGCTTTGAAGAGTGTTTTTTATTACAATATCTTTTGGCTCAACATAAGAACTAGAATCGGAGTTTGTTCTACCTCTCCAATTAGAATTTGATGAACTTATCCAAGTCAGGTTCTGAGAATTGTTTAAAGACCCAGCAGTAGCCTCTGCAAACATAGTAGTTGTTGGGATTTCATTTGTGCCCTTAAAGGATAATGTATAAGAGCTACCTGTGGCTCCGGCTCCGCCTGATCCCGTAGCATAGTATGAGCCGAAATAAGTCCATTGTGGTTTTACTTTGGTTCCTGTTCCAAGATAGTCATCGAGATCATTTGATAGAACCAAAGAAGAAGTCAGTAAAACAAAACCCTCATTGTACAATACAACCCCTACTGTGGTTCCACTTAGCGCTCCAGTTGTAGATATAAGTTCGCCGTTTTCGTTTTTGTCAACAGCTTCATCAACTAAAGTTCCAGTAAAGAAAAACTTAAGATTAACTGACCCTTTTTGTATCCCTGAATCAAACATAATGGAAGGTATGCTTATTAAATTTACTGGTACTGTTTCAAAATGTTTCTGGTATGAATACGAAGGACTCAAGGGTCTATAATAATCAAGAGTACTTTGCAGGGCCAGCATTCTTCTTCTTACAGTAAAATATGAATCAGTTGAACCATCTGTCGTAGAGGGAGCGGGTTCGCTCCTGATGTATTGTCGAGCTATACTTGAAGTCAGAGGATAGTCTAATGAAATTTTTGTCCCGTAGGAAGCTGTAGCATAGTCGTTTGTGGAGATTGGGCCAAAGGATTGAAAATTTCCATCCTTTATTGCAAACGCATGAATTAAATCTGTGGCTCGATCCGCATTAATTTCGTATAGGCTGATTGTTCCAGTTGGAACATTCTGTCCTTCAAAACGCCTTTTGTTTATAAAGACCTTGTTAGAGTACATAGTAACATCATACTGAGGTTGCGTCTCAACGGTGTTCTTAAATATGTCGTTTACGCCAAAGCGCCGGAGGTAAGGCATCCTTCACCCCCTGCTAATAATCTAGCCTGACTCGCAGGGTAAACTCGTTAGAAGGAGTTTTCTTAAGTGGTTCGCTTATTTTTGCTGTAGCCAACATTTCATTATTTGCACCATAAAGACCAACTGTGGTAATATAAGAAACTGGCTCATCAGCCTGTACTTCCTTAACTCTCACCTGACTATCTTTTAGGTATGTTGGGTTACTACTGTAGTTAAACTCGTTTGAGTTTGCTCGGCAGAAATAAATTGTTGAGTTTAGATCAGTCGTGTTAGCAAAAGAAATTCTCTGTATCCGGTTTCTTAATCCATCCGCCGATGACGATATGAAAGTACCAGTCAAAACTTGCTTGACATTCTTATTAAACTCAGCACCATTTTGGAAAATAAGTCCATTAAGTTTAGGGAAACCAGCGCCTGAGCCAGCGCCAAGCAATCTGTTGTTTAGGAATCCACCACTATTATAGCTTTCGAACAACGAGGACGTGAGAACTGCTATACCAGCTTGATAGAAAATTAGACCACAGGGATGGTTATCAAATTGAGTCATAAGACATCCAGATGGACCACTGGAGGTAACAAACAAGAAATTGTATTCGCCGGCTGGTGAGTTGACCCTGAAACTATCAGCACCACTGACATCAGCTACGATTAACTGCTCTCTACCAGAGAATCCAACACCACCCGTTGGGTTAACACCCAAATTCATAAAGAAGGATCCTTTTTGCATTTCATCCTTGTTTAATAATCTAGCAAAGTTAATAAAGAAGACAGAATTCATCTTGTCACGATTCGCCTTGGCAGAATCAAAAGGTGATGTGGCAAAGTTTCCGCTCATATCAAAGGGAAGAATTTCACCAACAGAAGAATGTCCACATAAGACTTGAGCCATCTGGTTGTAGATTTGTATTTTCTGCTTGTTCTGAATCGTTGCGGCACCAGACAAAACCGAAGTCCCGGTGAACCCAGCGGTGATATCAAAAATATGATTCGCTGATGAACTCAGAAAGGGATAGTCATATACAGACTGAAACATTCCATGAGAATAATTTTTAACATTCCCCTCGGAATATGTCCCTGAAATAATCGATCCAGTAATTGGAATAGCCTCATGCAGTTTAGTCGTGCTATTCTGTATGTCGCTGCCAAGAAGTGTCTTAAATGATGTAGCCATTGTTAAATCCTATGTTGCTTTCTTAATAAGTCGAACAGGCATATCGACTCGATACCCTGTTGTAAATCCAGTAATGCGAATTGTAGAATCTATGAAGTGATATGTGGTAGACCCACCACCAGCATCATAATCATCACTGGTTATTGAACCCAGCGTTGTGAAGAAATTTGTACTATTTTCTGCGTCTAGGGAAGATTTTAGCTTAAATCCGAAACGTGTTCCGTATTGTCCAGTGCCTGTCGATATATTTCCTAAAACAGTATTTGGATCGCCTCGTCCAGTATTTCCTTCTGGGATCTGGAAACGAGGAAGATTTGTAGCATCCGCTCCACCAAAATATCCGCTATTAGAATTTAGAGAGAAATAATAACTCGCTATATTATCATCATCAATATACGATGGCGTGGCCACCATACTTGTATTATTCCCGCCGACAGGCATTATGCGCAGAAGACGGTTGTCTAGCTCTACAAGATATTGTGTTTCTCGGCGAGGATCTCCAAGCGGCAAGTTAGCCACAGACAACAAGGTGCTATCCAAACCTTGGTCAAGAGAGACAGGTTTTTGACTAGGCGAATTTGTTGTATCTGTCTTTATAAGCCCATCCAAAGAAACAAGGTTGCTAGAAAAGTTATTAGAGGTTGTAGCATCAACAGATAAAATATATCCACCAGTTGGAGTCTCTAAAGCAGACCAGTCACTGTTTTCATTTGCTGTCTTATTCAAAACATTATTAACTTTTATCACAGGCAAATATAGTAAATCAGATTGTGCATAGGAAACAAGTTTTGACTTAAGCACTGAAGCATTGTCAGTGAAAGCTTCTAGGACTGGGGTTTGCATGATGTTTAAATCATAATACGCTGACCCGCTTGGATGACGACCCTCAGTACTGTTTGAGTTTCTGTACAAAGAATAGTCTATCTCGTCATCACCTAGAGCAAATTTAACAATTCTAAAACTTCCATCTCCAGCAGCCAGTCTTTTACGACCAGTATCAGTTAAAACTGCATCGAGAATAATATCACCACTGTTATCTAAAAACGCCATTTATATTTCCTCTTCTAGAACCTTATCTATCTTTTTTTTCGGGTTCTTATTAAATAGTATCCTTTTCACCTTTTTAAGGATTTATATCTAATCAGATACTTGTCCTTTGTTAAATACTAGATTAATTTCAAATTTTCTGCCCGTGTCTTTAGAAGTCACACGTACTAAAAAGTGATTATTTTGTACCTGATCTCTAGACTCGGAAACAACTCCTCTTTCGCTTATTACATTACCATCATCATCTAGAGAGTTATAGACATAGGATTGCAGGTCTGAAGCTTTTACTTCTAAAAAACGAGCCATTGGTTTAGTTGGACTTTTTCTGTCCTCCATGTTTGGCTGATAAGCTTCTATGGTTGGGTAATAAACGCCGCCTTCATAGTTTAACTTAACCTGATAAATTGCTGAAGGGTTTGACTTTTTATTATGAACATCGATCGTTCGGCATGTATAATAATATGTTATATTAGGGTCCAAATCATCAATACAATCAAAAGCTTCCGCAGCCTCTTCTTCCGGCAGTTCTTCGTTTTGCGAAATATCCAAAACTTTATGAGCAACGCTGCCAAAAGATCTGTACGCATCATTATACTTTTCTACGTTCAACGGCATTTCTGTTGTTCTGTATATTTCAACCCTTTTTGTTTCTGCTGCTGATTCTGATTTAAACTCTAGCTTTGGAGCGATCAGATCAAAGTTTTCAAATTGTTTTTGATGAACAGCAATAGCATTGCGGCCAGTAGTTCCTCCTAGATCATCCTCGTCTAAAGGTATAAAATCTACAGCGTCCTGACCAAGGCGAGCACCTGAACCCGGCTGGATATTTATTAATACTTGTTGGTAATTATTTCTGTACGGAATTACCTGCATCTCTGGAGGCATCGGTGGTCGATCTAACACCTTAACCAGAGGAAAAGAAACTCCAGAACTCAGAAAGGTATCTGTTTGTACCTTGTAAGAATCAGAAAAGATTGTATATTCTACAACTTTTGGATTTGGTATTGTCTCTACATCAAAAACAAAATATATTGGATCCGATGCAGGACGTTGCAAATTCTCGTTTTCCCCAAATGCAGGATATGTCCTCTCCCTTGTTCTGAATACATATTTTGATCCGTACACGACTGCATAGGCTTTAAGGTCATACTTGTAATCCTTGTTGTATTTAACTTGAGTATCTACAAATTTAATTGTATCAGTATAGCTTGTGTTTGGCAAGTAGAAAGTTTGAATAATTTCATCCCTTCTATTCTTCTTAATTAGCTTATACGCAATGGTTTCATTCTTACACAATTTACCAGAAATCATGTCTGTATAACTACGAGCATTTGATCGAGCCAAGGAAGAAATATTATTCCTCATCGCCTGAACCATCATCCTGTCTCTAAATCTTGCACACTGTCCCATCACCCTTTCTTGTCCGTCAGGGCTCACAACCATAGTCTCAATATCATCCATAACTCCATTCATCCACTCATCAAAATCATATACAGGCTCTTCCAGTTGTGTCGTTTTTATAGACACTGATTGGTTGTTTTGATTTGTTCGGGCATCAAAATCCGGAGCTAAGTATGAAATTAGAACTGCACGCTGCTGATCTCTTACGGAGTTATTATCCTTGAAAAAAGTAGAAGAACAATTAAAGGTTTGATTAGTTGAGGGAGTAGATACTAAACTATTCAACATACCAGTGCTGGTTGTTGATGTTCCCATCATATGGGTAATTGAATTTTCCAAAACCGAAAAGGTTGGAATGGTCAACTCAATATACATTGGGAATTGTGTTTTTCTATTATTAAGACTATCATAAAAATTCATTTCACTAGCAGGAGAAATAGTGGTTCGAAAATCTCTTGCCAAACTGCTTGTAAAATCAATAATTACATTGTCAACCGCATTAGCGTAATTTTCTAAATAATTTTCTTCGAATCCGTTATCTTCTGAATTTAACCTTGGTAAGATCTCCCCGGAAAACTCTTCTAATGTTATAAGACGATCGTAATTTCGTCCTGTAAGTTCTGCTTCACGTTCGCCATTTTGCCAGTCTGGTCTGTTTAAATTATCATTGTTATCGCTCATAAAGCTATAAATATACATATTTGGAAGCACAGCCTCGGGCACACCAGATGACGCAATCGCTGTTTCATATTTCTCGGAAAAGAAATTATACTCCGGGTTTATTGTAGCTGCTGATTTTATTTTATATCCACCTTCTCTACCCTCTCTCAGGCTATCTAAAATCTCGTCTAAGAGATAGGTTTTTGCGTATGGGGCATCCGTACTGAAATCATAGAACTCATACTCCGGAGGAGGTGCGTCATCCAAACCTGAGCCAGCTAAACCTAATTGAGATATTGACCTAGCTATATTGTAATCCGGGAACTTCACTTGATCATAACTTGGGTTTCTGGAAAATTCTTCAAAACTTATTCGGGCGAGGTCGCCGTCAAAGGCGTTGCTCCAATTAATCTGTTGTGCGGCTGTTTCTAGTCTTGCAGGTCCGAATTCTTGGTCGCCGCCCTGTGGCGTGAATCCAGCATAACTGTACCAAATCCTCTCAGTATTATCTGATAGTGGGGCTCTGCGCCACTCAGCAGCGCCGGGGTCTTGAGTTATAGCGTCCCATTTTATCATTTTCCCCCAGCGTCCGCCGAGCATCCCATTGAGTGGTGAATCTGGAGTATTTGGTTGACTATCTGCCGGTGGAGTGTTTGATGGAAAATTATTCCAAGCCCTCAACAAAGGGTCAAGGTTTGTTGTTGGCCGACGACAGGTTATAGTTCTTTTGATGCCTGTCATAATCTGCCGATGCCTCGTGTATTAATATTACGTCTAGAGCCCTGTGCTTGTGCATCTTGTCGAACCCTTCTCTCAGGTGGAGAGCCAGCTTGAGCTTGTGCCTCTCGTTGCACTCTGTCAGCTTCCTGTCGAGAAACATTTGGAAGACCATCTGGGGCCTCTAATCTGACCTCTTCTGCCGGTATTCGCATCTGAGGTATCTCTCTTTCTCCGAGTAATTCAGTTCTTCTGTCCGGGTCCGGTATAGAATACCCAAAACTCATATAAAAATATTCATGGTATATAGGTAAATTGAATATTTCTTTTCTAGATAAAAACTCAAAGTTGTTCTCAACTAAACTTCTAACCAAATCATCTGAAATTGTTTGAGAGTTTTCTGATTGATCAGCACCGTGCAGTCCATAATTTTGTATATCCTGATCTACCTGCTCTTGGTCTACTTCTCTGTCTTGTTCTCTCGTGTTTCTTGAATTAGGAGCCGCTTGATAAAGTCTACCTCGGGGTGAGACTCCTCGGGATACTGATACGTTTCTTGCGCCACCGCCGGCAAAACTAAATTGCTGTCTTCTAGGTAAAGCCACTGAAAATTGTGAACCTTGCCCATTATTTTGTTGAACCTGTGGTGACTGTCGTTGAGCCTGTGCTGTCCGTTGGCGAGTATTTTGCGTTCTTGTTACTGGAGATGCAAGACTAGGAGTGGCTAATAAAGGTGATACTAAGTTAGGAGTAGCCAACCTAGGTGATACTAAGTTAGGAGTAGCCAACCTAGGTGATACTAAGTTGGGAGTAGCTAATCCGGGTTGGTTTAGCTGTACTGGAGCAACAGGACTAAGAATTGAGGGCCTTGGAAATCCCGGAGGTTGAAAATTAACTGGCGGGGCGAGACTGGGAATATCTCTAGGTCTTAAAATAAGGGGAGTTCTGAAGGCTTGAAAATCAAAATCAATTGCAGGTAGCTCATCAACTGGGAATGGGTCAAATGCTTGGTTATTATCACGTTCGCCCTGTCCTTCGCCCCGGTTTCTTGTTTCCTCATTAACTCTATCAGTCAATGACCCATCGGCAAGAACATCTTCGTTAGACGCCGTTCGAATGCGACAAAGAACATTTCCAATGCCGAGTTGACCACTTGATAACTGATCGGCAATGTCTGCCGTCATCTTCATCCAAACTGGTCGGCCCAGCTTGCTGCCTCTAACTAAATCATCATCACCATCAATCCTGAATGTTGGGGACACACTATCAAAATGTGACAAATATTCAACAATACCTAATTGTTTATAATTCATCCAAAAAGCTAAGAATTTAGAGTATATCTTCATTGGGTCTCTTGTCATCAAGAAATGAGGATTATCACCAGCAGGGTCATAATATGTAGAGTAAATTGATGGGTCAAAAGGTGAACCATCTGAAGGTACAAGCATATCTTGCTGTCGCAAGAGAACTCTTCTTGCATCAAATTTTGGACCGACCTCCCCAAGTGCCTGTTCTGGAATAGATGTGGACCAAACTAACATAGACTTGAGTTGGTTCGGGATAAAGCCAAGTTGAGGTGTCTCAATTAGCTGCTTGACATTCCGGTGGTCGGCTTCGAAAATTTGTTTCATGCGAGTTGATGAATTAAAATTTTCTTCATAATAAGAAATACTATCTGGAGTTGGCTGAATCTCAAGCTCTCCGACTAAAGTAAATAATAACTTTGTAGCAGGACCAAGAGCTTCTGATAGTCTTGCAGGGTTTTGTGACTCGTCAGACAAACGTTGCTCGTCCAAAGCATCTTGTATTGACTGCGCACTAAACTCAGAAGCAGCGATTCCAAGATTATTGCCACCTAAGATACTCGGTAAAAGCTCTTGTGTACTAAACGTAACTGTCGTAGCCGGTGAAATAGTTGTAGGGCTGGGCACTGTAAATTGTTGATCTATTTGTTCCAACACTGTACAGCCGTGATCTATACTTAATGTTTCTATGAGAGAATTAGCTGTTTTTATTTGTAGAGAATCAATTGTATTGTCAGTCACTAACTCGTAATAAGGTTTTTCTGCATACTTCATAGAACGTTTTGATTTTATAATATCTGCAAAAAAATCTGCATATTCATCAAAATTGTAAGGAGCATTTACATCGTTTGTTATAGGGAAATAGCTTAACTGATCTATTCTTTCTTTTCCGGGGCGGCGGATAAACACAGGAGATAAATACCTATAAGCAGGATCTTGATATTCCATCTGCTCATACACTATAGGACCATTATCTTCTGGCTGGGCAGCTTCTATAGCTCGGCAAAAATACTTATTAAATTCACGACCGACCCTTGTGCGATATATTTCGACAGGTATTCTAGTTGGACCTACTGGTTCTCCAACTTCTCTAAGAATTCTACCTCGAATATCTTGCCCTTGGTTTTGCTCTATCTCTGTTGTTAATAGGTCTCTTTTGAAATCACCAAAATAGTCGTATCCAAGTCCTTTTGTGACACCGGCTTCTACTGTCTCATCAAAATAATTTTCTGCCTCTCGAATAGCGACAGGAGTAGTCGAATTTTCTAAGGTAAATTTTTCACCAGATGCTTCGTATGTTGCACCTTTTGGATTAAGGGTTCCGACTATTGAAGCCAAATCAGATACCAGCATACCAATAGTATCTGCTACTTGCTTAACTGCACCGGGAAAGGGAGAATTTACTAAAGATAAAAGAACGGACTCAACAGAACGATAGTCACGTATAGAAACATTTCCTATCTCTGTTCCCTTAAACTCTGATTTTTTAATTGGTACTCTATATTTTCTCAAGTAAGAAACAAAGATTCGAACTTGCTCCGCTAATAAATCATTGGCTGGAATATTATCAATAGTTATTTCGCTAGGGTCTTTTGTTATTTTTCCTGTGGCTGGGTCATAAAGATTCAAAGAATTTATAACAGTATTGTAGTATTCATTTACTAAACCTTCTGCTCCAATTAGTCTTTGCAAGCTTCTTTCTATATAAAGCTGGGCTGGGTCTGATACATAACACTTAAACCCATACTGGTATTTGGATACATTTTGCAAAAGATGTTCACTCTCTAGAGAATCATACCCCTCATAAAAAGTTATCCCGCTACCTCGGAAAGCTGATATTGGGTCTTGCCCTTGTCCCGGAAGTCTTATATTCGGAAGAATTTTAGGAGATTGTATAATTTTTTCTGTTAAGTGAGCTTCTAAGGTTTTTCTCTTTTGACGGACAACTGTGCCAAGATCGTTATCATTTGTAAAAGCATTAAAATCTACTAGACGCTTTTTTGCTTCTATATTTAAAACCCTAGCTCGCTCGTCAACAACTTCATTAAATTGAATAATGTCACCGCCGCCGAGTAACTCTTCAGAAGTTTCTCTATTTGTATATAATCTTGGGAATTTACTATTTTGTGCTAAGAATGATAAAATATTAAATGCGTAAGTATACCGAATATTATCATCATCATCTTTTGAGAACCAAAAGTCAGAGAAGAAATTATCGTTATGTATTATCTTTAAGTTACTTTTTCCCAACAAGGAATTATCCAAAGAACCGTAAAAAGAATCATAAAATTTTGTTTTAAATCTATCAAATTTTGGAAAATTTGTTCTTCTGAGGTCAAACAACAGATTCTGTTGTGGGGAATTTAATTGTAAGGTTGTCGTCTCGCCAATGCGGTCAGAAATGTTACCAATAGATTGATTGGTTGAAACATATTCAACTAATCCTTCTGTTGATTCTGTTGTTCTAATTTCTATAGGATCATATGAGGTCTGCTTTCCGATGACGGTTGAGTTATTAACCTTTCCCATACCAGAATTTAAAGAGTTTAGAATATACCTAAACTGCATGTTCTCATTTTCTTCTTCTACTCCTACCTGTTCTACGAAAAGTCCGTAATCAATATATGAAAAAGCATATAAACTTAAATGAGATAATTGACCATCCGGATAAATAGTGCCGGGGCCAACTGAAAGTTTTATTGTTTGTAAGGGTACCTCATCATATAGAAAAGTCTCTTCTTGATTGACAATGTTTCTTGCAATCTGCTGCACTTCTCTTGCCGGCACTTCGCCCTCAGCATCAAGTAATAACAAATCCTTAAGAGAATCATCAAAAAGAATTATTCCGGATAAATTATTTTCCTGAGGTAGTGCCAAAGTTCGGCTATTTGAAAACCTTTCTTGTGGAGACTGAACATAGTATGGTCTTAAAATTCCATCTTCTGGTACTAGATTTCCATCTTGATCACTGGCAGCTTCGGCTATTAAATCTTGATTCAAGGGTATTTGTACAATAGGACCCTCGGGAGATCTAGCTAGTCGGCTAAAATCGTCTCCATTTATTGGACCCATTTTATTGTATTGAGATTTTACAAAATCTTGTGCGTTAAGATCAGCAATCCCAGCCTCGGACAAATCAATGTATTCATTGAATCTTTGCTGTAAATAGTCCAATGAAGGTGCCTGCGTAGCGTCCAGACAAGCAACAATTCTTACTCTGACAAATCTGGAAAAATCTATATCTGAATACCATCTCTGAGCTTCTCTACCAGATATCTTTTCTTGAGTTTTTGCCTCCACAATGATGGATACGACCTCATTATCGTCTTCTATAGTATTCTCAAGGGTTACCGAATCAATCGTAACACTTGGCATAATATTTTCAATTCGACATGAGCTTCTATTTGGCATTCAGTTTTCCTCTTGTTGTTCTATTCGTCTTCACAAATAGCGTTTGGAAGGCTATCTTCTTTACCAGCGTACAAAGAAGTTTTTGAAATTCTAGGTATATCTTCAATTTCATCGTCAACCCTTATTGTTAAATAGTAATCTACATATGAACTATCTAAAGTTGGGTATTCTAAATTTATTTCCTCTTCGTTGGGAGCTAATCCATTTTTAAATATAAAAGGGTCTCTTTGTAGAGCAAGATAAGTTGCGTTTTCTGTCGCTTCATTCAGGAATTTCAAAGGTATTAGGCGACCGTTACCACTATCCTCTACTTTAAACACTTCGATTTCAAAGTTTTCATTATTTTTAAATACTGTATTTAACTCTTTAATATCCAATAATATTTTATCATTTCCCACTAACGTTGAAATTTCTTCCTCGTTATCGCCCAGTGATACTGTATAGTTTATCTCCAGATTAGAAGAGAATTTTGGTATAGACATTTCACTCTTATATTGTACGCTGCCAGAAAACCCGTTACTACCAGAGAGATTGTATATTTGCCAAGCAGGAATATTTGAGGCCCAAGGGGCAGAATCCCCAAGAACTTTAAAGAATTTTGAATTAGCAGTTGTTAAAGAATCGTATTCTTGCACCTCTAATCCTATGGTACTGTTTTGTCCCGCTGAGGAAGTAAACCTTGTCTGAGGCGTTAAGCGAGGGGTTTCTACGATTCTATCCACAACATCGTTTTGTGTTTCAACTATACCAGCAAACATCCCATCATATACGACGCCATCATCATAAAAAGCATAAAAGGCTGGATTGAACTCGCCGTTCGCAAGCTTACTCTTTCCGTAAGAAGTAAGTTCAATTTGAATAACTTCCTCTTTTTGATTAAAAAAACGGGACATATCTTAATTACTCCTCACCATCTTCATAATCTCTAAATTCTTGATCAAGGTCTGGTCTAAATCCAACCTTTGATGTAATTTTTGCGCTCTCTATTAGAGAGAAATAATCATATGGCCAGTTATATGTTGGTCCACCATTTTCGTCAGTTATTCCAAAAGTATTTTTATACGTTTGTGCAGCCCAAGCATCCTCAATTTGATTTTGTGCTTGCTCTTCTGCCGGAGTCATACCTTCTCTTGATACTCGTCCAAATACTTTTTCATAAGTATCTCCAGCATAGCCCTCGATTTCTTTTTGCATAAATTCTTTATAACTACCAATACCTTTTTGCTTCACCTTGAACACTAGCCACTTAATCTCTGGATGAAATCCATCTTTTTCAAAGGAGGGAGATATATCTAACAAATCAGGCCTTGGTATCCCGGTTCTTTGTCCATCAGGAAGATCAAGCTCTATCTGCTTTGATAAGATTTCAGGAAATTTATTTTCTGTATTCCTTCTTCTATTCCTTGCTGATGACCTCGGCATATAATGGTCTATTGAAGTTACACTTGTTTTTAGAGAGTGTCCAATGTCAGGCAAGATGCCTTGCCATATATCTGCTAAATCTTGTGTTGATAAATTTATACTATGCTCAAACAAATATATCACAGGAACCGTTGTATCATCACCAGAAGTAAGAGCTTTTTCATAATCATCTTCACTAAATGGATTTATATCCTGTGATATTAAAGGATATTTTTTAGGAATCATAGGAACCAATTTTCTAGACAAAGCTGGCGGCAAAGAATATTTAGTGAAAGCTCTACGGAATTCTTTAACTTTTGGACCTAGGCGGGTGAGGTTTGCTCTGAGCGTTATAGCAGTTGGAGCATTTGTTTCTGGATCTTCATAGTATGGCATTGCTATTACTGCTTCGGAAATACTTTTTTCTTGATTAGAGGCAAGTTGTCCAACACGTTTTGCTTTAGAGATTTCAAATCCGTCGGTCATGACCTCGTCTGGATCAAACCCTGTCAGCGTTGCCAAAGAAGAAATTGCACGCTCTGAATCAATCACAAATTTAGGTAGCTTCTTAACTGTGGCATAACCGCCAGCGGTCGAGAACCCCACTAATTTTGTTTCAGTTTCAGTGGGTGTAATGTCTTTTATGTATATATAAATTCCCTGATTTGCATCAGGCAAAGTTCCATATTGGTGCCACATTCCAGAAGTACTGACATCAAGATTTTCTCGTGGACCGTTACTAAACTCTGTTTTACTGCTACCAATAGAGGAAGAGAAATCATAGTCTGTGCTTCTAATTCCATTAGTGAATGTTTGAGTTTTTGGAAAATCTAATACTGGGCATTCCCACTTTGGCATAATCACCCACTTGTTCGGATCCCTAGGAGAATAATATGAGTTTTCTATTGGATGTCTATTATCAATAGTTATTGAAGCATCAATGTCCATCCTGTTTTGCCATGCCCGATTCCAGCCATAGAATGGCTGCTTGGACGTCGAAACAGTAGTCCCCGAAACGTCTACAAAGGATCCGGACGAGAAATCGTATAGACTTCCGCTTTCGTTGCCAAATGTAACATATGTTCTTTGTGCTGCTTCGCCAATGATATCATCCAGTGAAACTTCTCCCACTGTTTGTCCGCCTAAATCCGCAGTTGTTGGCATATACGTAATTGTTACAGTACTTGGTCCGTAATAATATGGAGGAGTGAATGGCGCAAACTCACCACGGTGCAAGGGCCAACTTGTGCCAACAGGTCGGTCTGCCAGCGGAAGACCATGGTCCCAGCCATTAGACCCTGTTGCCGTTGGTACGCCAAAAGCATAAGGATTACTGTATAGATTGAACTGTTCTGTTTTTAGTAACCCTATCTCCATCACATACGCAGTATTTGTATTTACGGTAACAGTTCTTTTTTCTATTCCAGATACGTTATTTTCATTAGCTCCCGCTCCAAGACGTGAGACAAACTTGGTAAGGTATCCTTCACTCCCAAATCGATTAGATTTCTTCTTTAGGAAAAACTCGGGCACAGATGCTAAGAAATTTGATATAGCCTTCTTATAAAGCCCATCATTAATAGTTCCAGAAATACTTCCTGTACAATCCCTATGTAAATTATAGTTTACATCTGAGGATGCTATCCCGCCATATGCGGTATCTTCTAAAACTTTTTTTGGATTTAGAAGATCCTCAAAGGCTACTCTTTCAGACCAGAAGAATTTCCTGATATCTTCACCATAAGTATGTTGGTGGGCTGAATCAGAACCATCTACGTCAACTACGACTGTTGTATTGTACCAGTCGAATTGTCCATTTGATCTTCTTCTTGTGTTCCCCGGAATTTGACCCACATACCTGCTTGAGTCTGCTGTTCCAGAAGTCCATAATGCGCCACTTAGAGGACCCTGAAGAGCTTGGAAACCAGCAGAATTTGTATTAGTCAAATAGTTACTAATTCTATGGAATTGACCATCATCACCCCTAGTTCCTAATCCGCCACGGCGGATGGGATAGTCTACAGCTAGTCCAGATTTAATTGAATTATACAAAATTCCGGGAGCAAAAAACGGACGAAGCAAAGGTCTAAAACTATCTGGTTTGAATATAGATCCCGAAGCACCTGAATAGCCAACAACCCAAACGTCATTTTCCCCTGTTTGGTAATGTGGTTTTGTCTTAGTATACGACTGAGAGAACATCGTTGCGATTTGCACAGTTCTAAGTACCGGATAAAAACCATCGTAAGGCAAAAGCTTTACAATAGCATCAGTTTTTAGCTCTAAGTGTTTTGGGTATTTGTTAAAAGATAAATCTTTACTACCATTTTTTATAAATGTGTCAAGGAACTCAAGCTTATCAGTTTGTGAATACCTATCAATAAATGTAGACTGTTCGCCGGTAGAAACACCAAGACTGGCTCCAGTTAGTTCAAGAACTCGGCGGACTTCTTGATCCGCACTACCTGTAGAATAAGCCTCCACATGTTCACTAATTCTGAACTCTGGAATAATTGTATGTCCTTGCCCCTGCGCTCTTACATCGTCTGCCCAAGTTTCATAAGTGTCATAAAAAGGTGCTCGGCCCTCGTTGAGTTGTCCCTTAGTTGGTCCATCGACAAACCTTCTCTCCCTTCCTGCTGTCCAAGGTGGTCTTGTTATAGCCGCACCCGGTGCATAACCTAGGAAACTTCTAGTATTACTAGGAGATCCATCAATCCACGGCACCGTGTAAATATATTGTGCTCCTATGAACTGAGATTCAGCATAAAGCTTATACGCTGCATCGCTAGCAGTATCCTGTATAGGTCTCCCGTGCCATGGCGTCATTAGTTCTCCAGCAGCAAGATTACCCACAATACCCACCGGATATGATCCGGTTGATGTAAATTCATTGGCTGCCACTGCGTCAGAATATAGATATGAGTCCATTGGCCAGATAGAAGCGGAACCATATAATGCCTCTAAGGCGGATGAACCCGTTGTTTCGCCCCATATTTGTTGAGATGACATATAAACAGCACCCTGAGATGATGAATTTGGAGTTGGAAGAACTCCTACCTCCATTCTTTTCATTTGTCTATTAAATCTACTTATAGCAATGGTGCTAAAGAGCCCTGCTGAGTTCACAGCAGTGGTCCCGCCGATGCCAGAAGTTTTTAAATTTTCATCAAAAGAAATATCATCTCGCCAAAATCTATTTTTGAATGCTCGGCGGCTTCGAGTACCTGATAAATATCCATACCTGTCCTTTGGATAAATTGTTTCCGAGTATACAAACATTTTTATAATATTAACACCGTCTGTGCCAGACATCACGTTTTCGATATAATTGTCTCTTAATATCTCATAAGGCCTTCTTATCGAACCTAAAAGATGATTTTTATTTTTCTGTGATCCAATCTCAATATTTAAATCTTTATTAGCAAATCCCATTAACGTGTTCCCATAAGAATACAACAAAGAAACATCAGATTTTTTATCTGAAGTTGCTATATTGGCATCCGCAATCCCCCGGAACGTTGATATTTGATGTAACAAAGGCTTGTATTTTGAAGTAACAGGTGGCTCGATAAACGATTTCAAGACTCTTTTCTTGACTGCTCGTTGGTCTTTATAGTATATTCCAGCCGTAGCCGGGAAGTTAGCTGGGTCGTTGTTTAAACGGTCATAATGCGCCCTAAAAGGTACCCCAAGTTGTGTTTGGGGGGTTGTGTTCATTTGTTCTTGACCATTTGCCAAAAAGGTAGGAGCGTATCTAGCTGGTGAAATTTCATAAAGATTGTTCTGCCGGTAGTATCTCCCTAGGTTAGTATTGCCTGCTCGAAGCTGTTGCCATGGCACAAAGCCTATTTGCCTAGACCAAGGAAACTCACGCTGTCCACCAGATCCGGTCAGGACGGAGTAACTTGCAGAGAAAAATGAAGTTAAATACCTACCAACATATACAGGATCACCGCCACTCCGGGGGTTTTGGAATGTTGTCCCACTAAATGGTGCTTGCCCTAATTCAGCCAATATTGGCACATCGTTACTGCCATTAGCAAAGCCCGACGCACCGGCAAGAGAGCCACCGCCCTCAAACGCAGTTCCCTCGATCGTATTGTTTCCTGCGGTTCCTCTATAAGTTTGGCGAAGACCAATGATAGGGTTCGCTCCTGATTGATCTATACTAACTGTTATTGCCATATCATTTGCAGCGTTAGCTGCCTCCATAGCTAATAACAACGAGCCGGCAACGAACGCTTTATTTTCAACGCCGCCATCAGCATCGACACCGTATGTATATACAACTGGATTACCAGCAGTTCGACTGAATGCACCATACGCCACACTATCGTCAGCCGTAAACCTTGTAGCTTTTGAAAGAGCATCTTCAATATCTATAGTTTTTCCATCCCAGTCAGATGAAGTGTTGCCAACAACGATAATAGCGCCCAATGCATGCGCTCCCGGTGTTGTCAAAGATGCCGAAGGGATCGTTATGCTAGATGGATATCTTGAACTTGAAATAACATAGCTTTGATAATTGTTATAATCTGAACCCGAAAGTGATTGGAACCAGCTTGACCTATCTGCTTGTGGTATTGGTCTCGTAATTAAACCGGTATCAAAAGTTGATCCCGATATTAATCTAGAAGACTCTGGTGGAAACTGTGGGGGGAATGAAGGTGCTAGTCCAAGCCTTATTCTTTCTACGGCATTTCTCTGGGTCTTATGATGAGGCATCGCAGATGCCTTTTGGTAGGCTGAAGCTGCGAGTGTAGTTGGGTCAACTGCGGCAAAGCCCGCTACAGAAACACCAGTCTTTCCTGTAAGTGCTCCTTCAAAAACCTTTCCGTCTTCCGAGCCACCCATGTCTTTTCTTAGAACTCTTACTACATTTGAAGCCAATATCGGCACGAACGGCCTTTGTGCGCCGCCCACCAATTGTGAAACCCATTGAGAAAGGCTTGTAGCTAATGCTGTAGCAATAGCTGCATCATTCGCACCGCCGCCGCCAGATGATACGCCATTTAAACCTATTACCGTAACAGTTGAGGAGCCCGGATTTACAGATGTATTCACCGCTGCTGAATATGTGTGTCCTGCGACGTTTAACGTCAAGGTGTTTCCGTTAGCAAACTGAGCATTAGAAAATGTTATAGAACAAGCAGCAAACCCGAAAAGATCAAGTCCATCATTTAACTCTTTTAATGGCTCCTGACGACCAAAGAAGCCATGGCTATCGTCGGCTCTAAAAGTATCAAGAACAAAAGGACTGGAACCAGAGAAGCCACCCCATCTAGTGTGACTGTTTAATGCTCCTAAATATGGTTTTCTAACTCCCAAGTTTCGAAATGGTAGCGCATTATTCGGGGACATTTGATCCGAAGCTACATCACGGAACTGTTGTTTTGAATCTAACTTACTTCCGGGCGCAGCAAATCGAGTAGCAATAATAGTTTTATTTGTTATTCTAGCTGATCGTTGCCTAGGCGCATCATAGTCTGCCGAACCTGTTTGAGTAGAGACAGTACGCATTGACGGAGTAGTTAGAAAGGCACTTGGGATTCCAGAACTGTAATAAGAACTGTTATTAAATACAAAGTCCATATTAGCAAATTCTCGACCAAAACCGTGTACAACTTCATACTTGTTTGAAAAGTTTCCTAATGTTTTGACACCAGCACCAGAAGAAACGTCTATACCGGTAGACCCTGTTATGGATGCTATATTCGAAATGTTTACTGGTGACTTTACTCCACCACCCCTGAAGTATTGCCCATGAGATATATCTTCAAATCCTACGGCACTAGTCTTTAATGACCCAGCAAGGTTCCTAAAGACATCGGCTGTTCCATTCGCCAAGAAGGTGAAAGTAGGAGGATTAGGCTCCATTAAGGCATCCGTAGATGGCCAAGTTCCAGCAAAAGCTATTGCGTCCATAGAATTATCGAGAGCCAAGCTTGTAACTTTAATTTTACTAGCAGTAGCACCTGAGTCCGTAAATTCTACGGTTACAGGAAGACCATCCGCATTAATAGATGCGAGCAGACTGCCCATTAAAGATTGTGCGACTAATCCTTTGTTTGAAGATCCTGAAATACCTATGACTGTTTTAGAGGTTGATGCAGCAGCAGTCGTTTTACTTACTGTTGCGCTATAATCAACTCCTCCGGCAGATAGAGTTATAGTTTTACCGTGATAATCATCTATACTGAAAGATCCATCGTCTGTAACTTCTATTGTTGTAAAAGCCCCTGTAGCGGGAGCCACCAAGAGGTTGAATGACTCTTTTCTTTTGGTCGTTATATTGTTCAGACGCAAAGGTCTATTATGTCTTGCTTGAATCCCACCAACGTGCTCGTTAGTATAGGGTCCTTGCATAGGGGTTCCAATATCTTTGTTATAGACTTCATCATTGTGAAGATTAACAAAATCAACATTTTTGATAGTGCCGCCAATATTACCAAAAATTCCTGTTTCAATAGAGGAGCTAATAGCTCTAAATGGTGCAATCATCTTGCCTGAGAAAGTTCCAGCATCTCCATCCGTAGATTTTATAAGAGAAGCAAAAAATGGAAATTCTTTTTTAGTATTTGGTTCTATAGCATCAACAATATCAGGTAAAGGCTTAAACTCTCCAAAAGTAAAGTCTGTTATGTTATTTACTTTATTAAAATATTCTTTATTACCCATTAAAATATCGGAAGATACGCAGACTAATTGACTTCCAGAAACTTCTCTTCTTAAGGCATTAAATACGGTTTGTCTTCCATCAGTTATCCAACTTACATTAGTTTCTGGAGTAGGAATACTATTTCTTGGTGCTCGATATTTCCACCAATAAGCATTTGTACTTTGTTTTCTGTTTACTGGAGCGTGATTAAACTTCCAGCCGGGAGTATCGATACAAACACTACCACCATTGCTTTTTGCTGTACCAGAAAGAATTGGGAAATACCTCTTACTGCTTCCGGGATATTTATAAGAAATCTTTGATCTTTCAAGAGCGTGACTTTCAATAACTGTTCTAACATTGTCTGCAACACGAGCAGAAGCAGGGAACATCTCTTCTATCATTCGTCCCATAGATGAGTCGATCCACTTATAGAAAGCTACATATTTTTGTAAATCTACCCTGTCAGAAGAAACATTCCTAAAGAAAAGTTCTCTTAGTTTTTCTAGAGATTTGTATCTGCCCCTATATTTGTTTACTGGCTCTCCAATAAGATTATTAAACTCATCGATTGATGCAAACATCTGTAGCATTCTCTTAGATACACTTTGGTAAACACTTTTCTCTAGAGCAAAAAAGTAATTCATTGGACGACTTTCGAGCGTAAAGGTATCAACATCTTTGTCTAGGATGCGGATCATATCGTCGTCAGTCACATATTCTGGTAATTGTAGTTTTTCAGTATAAACATATTGTTTTCTTATTGGGGTATCATTTGGAGCAAAGAAATCTCCCCTACCCGTATGTTGACGTAAATTTATGTCACTAAGAATTCCTTGGTAGCTTGACTCATAACTATCCTTGCCCCCGGTGAAATCACCTACAGTAACTCCGGCAGCGGCATCATCGTTGGACCTATTGCCACGAGCGCCGACTACATCTTGAGTTAAAATAACTGTCGCTCCAGCACGTACAGCAGTTATTGTAGTTGCACAAGTTCCGGCGTTTATAGCTGCGGCAAACTGAACTGCTGCTGCGCCATCATCATCATCGCCCTGAGCCGTATCAACACCGATAAGATTATTTGCCGTATTATCATTTGCGTCTTCGATTGCAAAAGTATGATCTCTTCCGGCGGTGTCTCTAATAGTGAATTTTTGACCATCTACTAGATCCCCTGCTCCTGTGATTGTAATTAATGCTGTAGCGGCGATCTCTGGAGCAAACGACCCCGAAGAAAAATCAGATACCAGAAATCTTCCAGATGCGTCTGAGCCTGTTACATTTGCAAAATCCCAGTTTAAAGCCAACGTTGAGATTTCTGGTATGTAAGCTGCTGGTCTATTTGGCGTCTGAAAACTATAGGCTTGTCTATATGGATTTAATCTTCCATAGCTATCAGCATCACGAGCGTGAAGATCAACTGTCCCTGTTGGTAAGTAATCAGTCCAATATCTTAAACTAGTTCCGTGAACATCAGAATTTTCCAAAACAGTTCCTGTATAGTTTGTTCTGTGGGCACCCATATACAGTCTTTTAGAAGATGTTATTTCAGCGGAGCCACTTGGCCACTGCAAAGTAGTGGTGGTTTTGAAGCTCTCTCTTTTGGTACCACCGTCATAATTTGATCCGTAAAGTTCTAGAATAAACTTATGGTTTTTCTTAGCGGCAGCAGAACCTATAGTTGTTCCGCTTACTTCCTGAGCGAAGGGGTATAATTCATTCCTTACGCTAAGTGCTAAATTCCATTTCTGGTCACTATAAACATTACGATAAATATCACTAGTCAGGAGAGTTGTTCCAGCCCTGTTCTTAACAGCAAAATAAACGTCTCTTACCTTATGTGCAGGATTTGACACTTCTGCAAATTCCGCAGGAGATTTAATTGCATAAACCTGTAGACCATCATCTTTTATAGGTCCCCCCATTGAATGCCATGTAAGGTCATCTACTTCAGATACTGAAGCGCTGAAAGCGCCTCTTGGGGTGTGAAATCCAAATAAAGATGCTGTAACTACTTCAACTGGGTCGTGCTCTAAATTATCGATTACTGAATTATCTGGAAAGAGAGCTTCATACTCAATTGTAAAGGCTGAAGCGGATGCATGAGTTCCGGCAATTATTCCATGGGAACCCTGAACGTTAGAATCATAATACTGATAGATTGAAGCTGTAACGTCTGATCTACGTCTACGTCCTGAAAAATCAGCATACTTCTTAGGAGTAGTGCCAGCTTTATAGTTGCTCTGTAAAAAATATTCAACATTATTTCCATATGCGTTCAGAGAGATTATATCTTCTCCTACTCCATAACATCGTATATAATTTCTTATTGCTTCGGCTGTACCTTTTGATTTATATATTTCATTTAAATTGTTGTATAGATTTTTATAGATTGAATTTTTAATATTTGATATAGGCTGATCAAAATTAATTTGCTCATCTCTCTGTGAATATAATTCCAGAGCGCCAATGTTTTCAAATATTTCAGGAGCCTCTAGTCCCATACCCTGAATTAATCTTTCATTGTGTGGGAATTCGTTTATACTGCCAGAGATAGAACCAGAAACATATTGTTTGTCTTTTATTCTTCTTAGTGCCGTTATTTGTCCAAACAAAGTGTCAAAATAGCTCGAAACGATCTGAGATAAAGAAGATAGTTCTCCCCCGTTATTTTCATCCTCTTCTACGATCCAAGAAGGAATAGAATTTATAATTCTTGAATTGTTAGTATAATCATAGTTACTACCTGAAGTTACTAATATATTTTTATCTTCCAGTACTTTTATATTAGAACTTCTTACTATTGGGTCCTCAACCTCTCTTATGGAGGACAAAGATAGCTCATTGATAGAAGATCCAGTATTTCTTACTTGAGCATCATATCCTATAATCGATCCATTTGATACACGACCAGAATAATCAAGAGCAATCTGATCTATACTACTTGTTAAAGTTATACCTTCATTAAATTTATAATAAAGACCCAGATCAACATTAGCAAGGTGCTTATCTGCGCCGCCGTGAACCCCAGTAAACCAATGTCTTCCTATCTCTTCGCCCGAACGGCTTTTTTTCCAAAATCTAAATTCGTCGATAGAGCCTGTAAGCTTTCCATAGCCCTCTAGAGCGCCTCGGTTTTTATTATTTGGACCATAAACATCACCACGCAATGATCCTATATTAGCTACTAAAGCACCCGTGACTTCTCCAATAAGTGAGTTAATATTTATTTGAGGGCCAACACATTGTCCGTTTACATAAAAATCAAGCATTGTATTCGAACCGCTATTAGCGAAAGCAAACGAATAATTTCTCCACTGACCATCAGCAATATTTAATCCACCAGTGGTAGGAACAGGAAGCTCCTGAACACCTGCAACACCGGCACCGTGGGTGCCTGATTGTAGTGTTACATAAAATCTATCCTGCGAACCTGATTTGCATAAAATTGTCATCCTCCCGAATGACGGTGCCGATGAGGTTACTCCGTTCCATATATCAACAACCACTTCTTTACCAGAAACAGATCCCGCAGGATATCCATCCCCAGTATTATTTTTTCTTAAAAAGAATTCAACAGTGGAACCGGAAGGTCCACAAAATCCTAAATTATTTACCCGATAATCTGAAGTAGAATAAATAGTTCCAGAATATGGACCACCTTTGGCCTGAAGGTATTGGTTATAAGTTGAATCTTGAGGCGCAAAGTAGCCCGAAGAATGAGATACTGGTGTTCCATAATCCGAACCAATCGATATAAACCCAGTTGCTGTTGGGTATTTTTCCTCAAAAATATATTTCTCAAGAGGATTTAAGTCATTATAAAATTTTACTTTTTCTAAGGCGGATCCATCATATGGATAATAGTTTGTTATGTAATCAAAAGAATCCCTATAATATTTTTCTGCGGAGCCATATTTTACAAAATTCTCCGGATCAGAATAATTTGTATCTGGTAGAAAAGTTTGTATTCTCTTTATACTTTCACTAAGATGAGCAGAAGATTCTATCCCCTCGCCTACGTTACCAGCCGATGTACTCTTTAAGTACTTCCCAACTGTAGTTGCTTGCTTGCTGTTTTGAAACAGTTTAGACTTGGTCATAAGGCTTCTTCTTCTATTCTAAACTTAAAAGTTTCTGTTTGCTGACGGTATTGCCCTTGAAGTTGGTACACAAATTGAAGATCATAAGAATACCCAGACTCTAAAGTTGAAGTGTCCAATTCAAAATAACTTCCGCTAACATCATATGACAATCTGGTATGATTTTGACTTCCTGTACCAAAAGGTATAATTTCAAGATTGTCTATAGTTCTAGACAAACGATAAAAAGAATTTTCAATAATCTCTGGCTCTATTTCTGCTGTTGCTACTGAATAGATATTTGGTTGCCAATTTTTCTTCCTAGAAAAGACTCTTAGCCTTGGCTTCTGTCCTCTAATGTACGAATCTCTGAGATTTGTAACATCTGTCACATACTCATCTTCATATATTAAATAGCTAGCAGACATAGGAATAGGAACAATCGACCCTGTAAAGTATTCAACTCCGCCTGAATGCCAAACATCTTGAACATATTCAAAACTACTGGTAATGGCGAAAGAGCAACTATAAGTCCCGGTTATATTTACACCATTTTCGGACAGTAACCCTCCGGTCACATTAGTTACTAGAGCACCGCTAGAATCTATGACTCTCAAAACGTTGCCCGTGGGGGCACCTGCACTGCTACTATAAAAACTAACTAATAGTTTTTGACCGGGGCCAGCAAGTCTAGGTATATCTTTGAGTTCTCCTCGTATATTATTATATAAAAATATTGTGTTTAAGTTATCACTTGCAGGGGCAAGGGCACTGGATAAGACACAATTGCCACGGTTATCTTTTCTTGAAGAATCCCACCTTGCCTCAAGGTAAGGCCTCTTGAAGAAAAAGTCGCTAGTTCGACTAAAGAACTTTTTAGTATAAAAAGTTCCTTCATTCCCTGAAATTACATTGTCCCTATGCTTCAGTAATAATCCATAGTTTGCGTTCGCACCGGATCGCCACTTATTAATGGCAAAGTCTACGTTCAGGTCAACATCTTCTAGTCCTCCTGAAAAGAAATAACTTGCGCTATACGCACCATTTCTATAATAGTCGCCACCAGTTGCTTGCCAGTTTGTTCCCTCTATAGCGGCTACCCAGTTAGCTTCACCCAAGTCTGAATATTGTTCCATATCGAGACCTCGGCCTTCAGCCCAAGCAGCACCACTAACCATAGAGAAATCTAAACTATAACTAAGGGGGGTTGTATCGCCGTGAGGAGCATTAAACATTCTCAAGTGATAACTCACGCTACTAGATGGAACTATACCAGTTGTTATATCATCTAACAATTGAACTATAGGAAACTGTACCAGCACTCGTGATTGTTCAGCATTCGTGGCATTAACAGAAGCGCTTGTCTGACCATGGATAACGAAAGTTTCAAGTATATCTGATGCACCCATATTTGAACCAGTGCCTCTCGTAAGTAGGTCTGACTTAAAAGCGTTTGTTATTGTAGTATCTTTTGTTAGGAAATATCTCTTAATAGCCATTATTTAATTGTTCCTGTTATATCTTGATCCGGAATAAGAATCTCTGCAACTGCATTTTCCGGAACAATCAAAAATCTTCCATCATTTGATAAGTTCTCATCAATATCAAAAACATAGTTACTATAATCTCCACCAATCTTGTTCACAAGCCTTACGTCAGTAGCATCTGTAACGCCCTCTACCTCGTTAAGTAGCTTATATATTTCTGAGACATACAATGCCTCACCTATATCGCTCTTAACGTTTAGAAGATTATCTTTTAGAAATTGTATACAATCCTGAAGCACTTGGAATCTGTTTACGTTCAGATCTGTCAAAACTTCAAACTCAATTCCATAATTAATAATGTTTGCATCTAAAATATCTACTGTGTCGTTTACCATTCTTTTCGATGATAACCAAGTTTTTAGATTTTGTTTTAGTAAAGAATTTGCAACAGTAAGATTTCCAGCTATATTCTCAGAAAGAATGTAGATGTTTAAATTTCTTTTAAAAGAATCTTTATCTTGGATTACATTTACTCGTTTTATTTTTCCAAACTTTGATGGCATTCTATAACATAAGTTTATATAATCAGATCTTGTTACTGCTCTATTCTGTGACGAGAAAGTAGAGAAAGCCATATTTCTTATCTCTTCCTTCGAAAGTTGAGATGAATCTCCAAGTATTGGCGTATCGTTAGTAACCTCCAGAGAAGTTTCTACAATATTTATAATATCCCGAGTAAGAGAAGACTCATTTTTAAATGTAAATATTGGGTCTATTACAGAAGTAACTGAATTAACAGCAGAGTTGATATTATTTACAGTATTTGCTGCATATGTGATTGTCAAAGTTGTATCAGTAGGAGCAACACCAAATTTATCTGATTTTATTAAATTTGTAGGGTCAAAGGTCTGACTAGATATATAAGTTCTGCCGGACACTTCCAATACAACGTCGGCAGGATCAACTATAAGATCTCCTGTGATGTTTTCTTCCGATCCATACCCAAACTGAACAAAGGTATTGCCGTTTGTATCATTTTCAGTTATAAACCTTCTTGGAACTGGCTTTACTTTCATAATGTACGGCACTGCCTCTCTTGATGTTTCGTAATTGGTAGATTCCAAATATACTACATCTTGAGACAAATGCTCAACTTCATAATATTCGTGCCCTTGAGAATCTTTAATTGATATAACTTCTGTTATATTTTTTCTAGAAAGTTGAATTCTTCTGAATCTCTCATAGTCACTAACAGTTACAATGTCTGAGAATCTTTGTCCTGAAATTACTTCTCCCAAAGCCTTTATGGCAAAAAAAGTAGGAGCACCAGTGCTTTCATCTACTCGGGCCACAGTTATTTCGTTACTAGATTCCGTAAAATCAACACTTTCATTAAGAGTATATACTGCACCACCACCAGCAGATAAAAGAGATCCTCGCTGAAGAATCGGAAAATAATTTATATCTGGACCTCTACCGTTTATATTGGCTGGCACTAACACGTAAAAAGAACAAACACCAGATGCTGTTGCTGCTCCCGGAAATTTAAAGCCCATTTGTTTAGCAAGACGGACAACGTTCTCATATTGTATTGCACTATCTATGAAACTTTCATTTGCTTGAAAATCAGTATAGAACGACAACTGATCGCCGACATATGAAACCATATCAAGCATTAGCGCACCGAAAGATGCCTCATTGAAATCCTTGAAAGTATCTGGGTAATAACGCTTTGCATAGTTAACCAAATCATCTTTTATAGATGAGAAGTCTCTACTAGTATAGTTGATTGGTTTTTTTGCCATATTTAAGTTTCCTGATTTTACTTATTAATTAGTCGTTATTAGAAGTTATTGTCAGTGTCTCGGTAGGATTTAAATCTCCTAGGTTATATTTTATTGTAACCGAGATTTCATTATTGGAAATTCCATCGTTTTCATCAGAGGTTATAAAGATAACATCTTCAATGTTTAAAAACGGCATGTACTTCCCTACCTGCTTCAATATATTTGTATTTATTCGTTCTAAAAGTCTTGAGTTTACTGGCTCAAATAGTAACCTATGAAAGCCTACTCCAAAGTCTCGAATCATTGGTCTCTCGCCGGGATTAGTTAAAATTAAGTTCTTTAAGTTTTGTTTAACCACATCGCCAATATTCTTATTTAATTCGTAAGGACCATCCTCTTGACTATAAACAAGAGGAATTTTAACTGAAATACCTTGTAATTTACTCATCCTTACCTCCCAAAATATACCTCAGTGAGTTTAATTCCACAGTGTTATTCTTTATTGTTTCTCTAATAGTCCTCAAAGCTGCCAATCCAGTATCTCTATTTTCTACAAGGGTTGCTTCTCTTAAGTAGTTTGCCAGAACTTGCTCGTATGGAAGATTGTTCTGATATTCTCTAAGCCATAGAAGTGCGCCGTTGCGGGCTAGGGTTTGCCTGACGTTCAGACCATCACCCGCCCCTTCTCTTCTCAGGGCTTGCCCAAAACGAGAACGGCGCATTGCCTGTAAAGCCTCCCAAATTACTAAAACCCTCTCTCGGCGATCATTTCCCCTAAGTCTTCCGCTGCCGACATCTTCAACTTCGCCTGAGAGAAATACTTCTTGATTCTCAGGCACCAGTACCGACATAAACTCTCTCCCTACTAAAAAATCTATTCTATTATTATCGGGTGGGCTATAATATGTCCTAAATATCGACCTATTACCAAAAACATTCTCATATTCCAAAACCCTAGGATCATTAGCATCTGGCAAGTTTGCTATTGAATTTGTGATAATATCCCGTATATCGTCAGCAAGTCCCTCTAATTCTTGAGCGTCTTCCTCTGTGAATTCACTCACTGTTAAAGCACGTTCAGATTGCAATATGATATTTTCTTCTAGTTCCAAAATTCTTTTGTCTACTTGAGCAGGTGTCCAAAATTCAGTTGTATCTTGTCCATCCTCAGAAATGTAAGTGTATGGCAAGTTTGCAAATACTGTAGAAAAAGCCGGCACATAATTATCATTTAAGGATCCCAACAACCTATCGTCAGCGTATGCAGAGCGTCTTGTTGACTCAAGTGTAAACTTGGGATATTTCCCCATCAAATCTATTGATGCATCAAAATGAACTATATAGCCACCATATAATATTGGAATAGGTAAATAATATAAAGCCTGCTGAAGCCAAGCACGATCGTTGTTTTCCAAATTTGCTCGTTCACGGTCGCTCACTCCAAAGAATCCCTCGCCGTGAGGTAATGTCAAAAGCTCTACTCTTAGAGCTTCAATCATCTGTGTGTACCAAGTCCACTGTATTTGCTCTTCCCCGTCTTCATTTAAAGATGAGTCTAAAGGATTTTGATTTACTCTAAACACCCCTCGGCTGCCTATCTTCAAGATTAATTTTTCTATAAATTGTCTGATAACAGCCCTAAGAATATCTTCATTGTTCAAATTTTCTGGTAGGAAAAGTTTATCCCCTTCTTGGTCCTCGGAATGATAGACAAGTTTTACTTTTTCCATAGATTGCAAATACGGTCCATAGATAACCTTTTCTTTTAACTCTTTAATTATTTTATTTGACAAATATGTGGTTATTATGTTTATAGTTGTAGGAGCCGACCAACCCAGAAAAGTCGTCATCAACGGACCAACATTCATAAAAAAGGTGATGACCCTACTTTGTATACCATTTAGTGCTGCCAAGGCAATTGATTCATCCCTCGTAGTAGCACAATTATCACTATCAGAAATAAAAACCGGGGCAAGAAGATCTTTTAAAAATAGCGGAAGTCTGGAGCGCCCGATTTCTGAGTAATAAAAATTTGAGATAAGCTTTCGTATCGTATTGTTGGTATGTGCCAATTTATGGTACGGTGGCAGTATTATCTGATCCACTATCAGATGATGACCTTGGAGACCTCGGGTATAGTGGCCGACGGCAGCGTTGACGCCGTCGGATATAAATGGTGGGATTCCTAGTATTCCATCGACCTGAGCCAAGGCTCCCGGATTACCGTTTGACAGTCTTAGTCCACGTAATCTTAAACCTTCTAGGACATTCTCATCGGCAGCTATCGGTGCTTCTGCTATTAAATCACCAATTCGATTAGGAGAAGCTGCAAAATATATTCTTACTGTCTCAGATCCTACTGGCGGGATATCTAAATTTACAGAAGGTGTCCTTGGTCCCCACTCTATGTTTATTCTAGTGTTGGGTAGGTCTGCAAGTCGGGGGCCGAGAACGTTATCTGGAAATAAACGCTGTGCTTCAATTTGAGTTACTAAAGTTTCTGACCTTGTTTCAAATATATCGTCAATAAACGGATATTGTGTAAAAGAGTTCAACCTATTCGGCAACTGATTTGCCAATTGAGCGTTTAAGGCCTGTCCAAATTTAGTATCATTAAAATTTTCGGCACGAGGTGACCACGTCTCTGTTTCGTCGTCCCCAAACAATGACTTGGCTAAAAGGTCTGCCAACTCATTACTTATCCTAGCTATGAAAGCTAATATACTATCATACCATCCTGCACTTGGAAGACCATTAATAAAGGAGTCCATCTGAAATTGTAGGCTAGGTAAATCCCCAAGATTACACAAGGAGTCTATCTGCTTCATTTTAGCCTCTATGATATCGTCATACTGGCGTTCTAACTGTTCTCTTGTTAATAAAGCGTCTACCCTGAAAGGTGATATGTCTTCACAATAAGCATCTTCTGCGCTAGTTGACTCGTCACCTTCAGCAGGTCGATCCAAGAGGTCCAATTTTGCTTGCCCTATCTCATCGCCAAGAGCTTGAAAATATTCTCTCAGTACAGAATTGCTAAATCCAAGAACAGCGTATCTTTCATCGCCGGGGAGTAAGGACTCTTGTCTTTGGGCCATTAAGAGTGGTGTTTTTTCCAGAGGTGTTATTGTTGCAGCAGCAACAGCCCCAGCTACAACACTAAGACCGGTCCAAGCTGTATAATATCCTCCGTATTGTTGGAATCTCTCGATTGCTGCCGTTGTGTCTCCGTCAAACCCCTCAGTGTCAATCTCTCCAGAATTTATCATTTCGTTTATTAATGATAACAACTCATCTGTAGCATCCCCCTCTAGCAAAAGTTTAAGTTCATCAGGAGTTGTTATATTTGATACATCGCTATGCAGTTGTTCTAGTTGTTCTATCCGTGGCGGTGACATGGTTATTGTTTCTTTGTCATTCACTACTTCGATATCTTTATTAGACAGCCCAAATTTTTGTGCAAGCTCTATAAGGTCAATGCCTTCTGTATATTGATTGAGATCAGCCTGCCCATAATCTAATGATTTTATAGCAGATTTCAAGCCTGCTGCGGGGTTATTTGGCTGGTCTGGTCCACAACCCAATGATGCTTTCAGGGTATCTCTTAAAATACCATACATCAATTGTTTAACGAATTGTGTCAAAAGCCTATCCAACAAGCTAGTCCAAGCTTTCCACATATTTCTAGAGGGTGTCTTCCTAAACTTGAAAGATAGTGCTGGTCTGGCAGCAGGACTTCTCAACGCTCTAGATATTAACGGAGGATTGCCGTTTGGCTTCAATACGCTATCCTCAATAAATTCACCTATCACATCTACAATACAAGCCAATTCTCTGTTGACAAACTCCTCCGCATCCCGTAAGGCTTGGTCTGTAGCACTGGGATTATCTAAATATCTTATGCCTCGATTAATACCAACATCCACAATCTCAGAATAACTTTCATTGTTTTCGTTCTTTAATCTATTCTGGACGACCTTACTTTGAAGTATCTCGCCTTTATACCTAAGCACCGCAGTTCTTATAATTGATTTTAAAGATGCCTTACCGTTCACCAAATTAGCAAACATTATAATATCATTAAATATTTGAGCCTGTCCAGTACCACAAGAAGCACCAGCACTTACAATATTTTGATATAACTCTCTTTTATTGAATATTTCTGTTGCCTGAGTTGAGGTAGGTTTGGCTACCCTGTCGATCAATGAGAATATATTTGGAGGGGGAGCGATCTTTAACGATTTCTTTTTTCTTTCCTCACTTATTTTTGACGGATTTATGTTAACGCTTGGGATGGTATACCTGTTAAGAAAATCAGACCAAGTTGGCCAATCTGCTATTATCTTATCTTTTGTTTCATTTACTATATCGAATGATTTATATAGAAAACCCCACAAATAAGGTGAAACACCATTAAATACATTTGTATAAGCTTCCGAAGATACTGGTGTCGGTGCATCACCTCCTGATTTAGGCTTTGTGAAGACTGTATTGCCAATTGCTTGGGTATGCAAAGAGCCATTATAAAAGACATGAGATAAAGTCATATTGGGCGAAAAAACAAACTCAACATAATCATTTTCCGGACTTGTTATCTCAACATTATTGTAGGTGAAAAATGCTTGAAGTCTTTCTTGCAATGTTTGTAAAGACTGTATTTCGGAGGAAATATTAAACCCACCAATCATATCTGGTGTTATGTTTTCTATAAGCATCAACGATCTATATTGACGGAGAATATACAGAAGCTTTTCTATTTTTGACTCAATTGATGAAATAGTAAAAGAAGAATATCTAAATGGACCCCCTGTAACTAAGGACAATAGTATCTTAGATTTTTTATATGGAGAGTATTGTTCATCAGCAAGAGATGCATCGACGCCCGCACCTTCTAATTCATCTACAAACTCTTTCCCTAACCTAACAGCATACACCCAACGAGAACCCGGACGTACACTTAAGAAGCTCCTAAATTCCAAGGGAGAAGAAATATCATCTCCCGGATCTAATATCTGTGCCAAGTTTTCATCAGACAACTTACCAGCTATGCCCAAAATTTTTGTTAGTCCATAATTCTTAGCTTCAACTACTCTGTCTATGGTCGATTGATTCTCTGTATAATTATCATATCCTTCAGGTTCTATAGAATTTGTCCTCTTCACAAAATAATACATTTGTTCTAAGGAATTATAATACTTGACTTCTGATTGGTTTCCTGCTAAAGCATTATTTTGCCAGTCATACAGGTCAACCCCATCTGACTGCAACAACAAAGATGAGTTAATGCTGTTAACCTCAGTCTGTAGAGGTGCGTCTAAAACTGTATTCGATGGATATTGGAAGGTTTTTCTGAGTTTAGATAATGTTTCTATTGATTGGTCATAGTTTATTGAAGGCAACTGTGCCGCAGATTGCAATAAAATTTGTTGATCGCTTGGAGTCGATGATCCGCTAATCTCTGAAATAGCCCCTTGATTTTCTGGGCGTTGAGCTTCCTCTGTTGTAGAGGTCGAATAAACTACAGAACTATTATCCGTTATCAGTATCTGAGCTATGGCTGCTAATTGTTCTTCTGACTCTAGTGGTGTACACTCCTCAAGAGAAAAAAGATCGCCATCGATGACAGTTTTAGCATTTTGTGGATAAAGGGCAGAGTAAGCTTTGGCGTCCTGTAGGGACAAAAATGTATCTTCCGCTAAACCTGATCCCGCTAGAAGAGTTGATCCGATAACGGGCAACTCACCAAAATTTAAATAAATGTCGTGAATACCCTGTATAACCCAAGAGTTTCTTGGATCCTCATAAGAATAATCTATTCCACTTGCCACCAGTAATGAATTAGCAAATGGGTTAATGATATTTCTCTGTCTTCGTGTTATTGTCATATAATATATTACTTTAGTTAGTGTTATTAAACTTACTGTTTATATAACCATCTCCAATTGGAGATAAAAAGTTTTTCCCGTGGGACCATAGGTTTTTTTGATTTGCTTGCAAATCCCCAATTAACAGTGTCAAGTTAGCGAGAGTTGCAGGAGCAGAAGAAGGGACACCAGAGGCAACCGCTGCGGCGGCTATGGGTAGTGTCTCTTGAAGTTTTATTTCACACAATTTTGTAATCACGGCATTGATATCAGAAATTAAATCTAAATTCTGCATTAATGCTATTTGTAAATTTTTTCCCTTAACTAATGGTTGTAAATCCTGATCATTATTGCCGGCAATCAAATCAATGCCAAATATTAAATCATCTATTTTTAAACCTAAGGAATTTCTGGTATCAGTTCCTGTTACTATCTTTATACCCTCTCTCCCGATGATTCTTACAGCGTCCGCCTTAATCGCTATAGCTGATCTTTGAGGAGAAAATCCGACTTTACCTTCCGCAATACCAAAATATTCTGTAGAGTCGATGTCTTTTGCTCTTTGAGATATGTATATTCTTGCTGCGTCAAATTCCGGGCTCTTGTCTGTGACTACTTGTTCTCCGGAAGAGTTAGCTTCACGGGTTAATATCCCAGACATTCCTGCAATGATATCTATACATCCACAGTGGCTAATTGGCTGCCCACCATTACCACTACTTAAATCTCTAGGTCTGTCTCGTCCAAAAACTATAAACGTATTATTTTTTCCAGAATGAACTTTCTCTGAGCTTGATCTATTATAAGTGGGTACTGCCTCAATAAGAGGGTCGCCGTATATACCAGTATGATTTACATCAACTGTTAATCCTGTATGTCTTGGCCTCTTCGGGTTTTCGCTTAATCCGTCGAGTATTAAGGATCTTATTTTAGCCATTATGAAGGGATGTCCGCATAAGAAATACCAACCTCAAGGTCCATGGCAAGGAACTTTACAGGATCCTTGTTACTTCTATTATCGGTCTTGTTTCTTCTAAGTTCAAAATGAAGGTGCGGGCCAGTTGACCTTCCAGTGTTTCCGCTTATGCCTATCTGAGTACCATAATCTACCGTGTCACCTCTACTTACCAAAACATTATTCAAGTGCCCATAAAAGGTGCATATATTGCCAAATTTAGGATGTTCAACTTTAACCCATAATCCACCTCTTTGCTCGTCGTTAGACTTATTAACCCCAACAACTTTTCCGGGAAGGACTGACAAAATTGGTGTTCCTGTTGGGCATTTAATATCCACACCTGAATGTCCTTCTACTCCGGGTTCTCCTGTAGCTTTTGGTCTTTGCCCAAATCTACTACCATATGGATATGATGGCGCTGATGGAAAACGAGGTTTAAACTTTTTATTACTGGCTATGCTTTTCCTTGCGCTAGCAACTTGCTCATTAGCCGTGGTAAATTCCGAAACGCTATAGTTCGAGTCACAAACTGTATATCCCAATTGCACAGGAGCAATTCTATTAGAGTCGGTTTGTGGCGGCGTAGAAGCTTGTTCCGGAATGGGGTTTCCATCAAGACCTATCATACCGGGTGCCGTCCCTCCAGATCCGCCTGTTTTTTTGGCGGGGTTTTTGATCTCAGGGACTGGTGTAGCTACAGGACTTGCCGTTGGACCTTTTACAGCAGGGATTAAAGCACAAGGTACCACTTTTGATCGAGTGTCCACAAACACCCCCGCCGCTACAACTTTTAAAAATTTTCCGTTATTAAACTTCTGTGAAGTATTTTTTGGATCAAAGAAAGCAACCTCAGCTTGCTCGCCGGGCTGGGGGGCTGTTTCACTAGGCCCTATAAATTCTGGACAGGTTGCTTCTATAAGTTGTTTTTGTGAGCCTGCCACTGGTTCAGAAAAATACCCCATTACCTTGGGGATATAAGCTCGAACTGAATACTGAAAAGAACCCGGAGGGGCTTTGGTATCTGTAAATGTATTAAGTATATCAGTTGTTTCCGCAGATTTTACTATAGCAAATTGAGATCCGGCTCGACCTTCCCAGCTATCTACTCTATGACGTTCCGCCTCTTCAGCGATATATGAATTTCTATTTTCAGCAGACCACGGCTTTTCAAGTCTTCGATTATAGGCGTTAAGATTTTTTGTCATTTTTCGCCACCGTTGATAATATCAAATAAATTATCTTTATCTGAATCAGATAAGGAAGCCTCCCCAGAGACACTTTCTTTTTTGTGTACTAGGGTAGCAATTTTTACCAATTGTTCATTACTTCTTTGTAATGTTTCCACAAATTTTGCGGCGACCGGACCCGAATCAGCGTATCTCTCACGAGATATATTCATATATTCTTTTAACTCAGACAAAAGTATTTCTGTTTCTTGTCTGTCGTTCTTTATATTCTCTAACGCTTGTTCTATTAAATCGTTAAGGCTCTTCTTCATATTACTCCCCTAGCTTGTGTAATAATTAGACGCCTATTTAATTTCTCCCGCATCCCATTTCTTCTTAAATGTCCGATATCTTATTCTCATCTTGTTTAAGCAGCTAACTATCTGCTTTGTATTTAGTCCAGTTATCTCACGCATGTAAAGATAAACTGCTTTTTTGTTGAAGATTTCTATTTGCTCTATGTTTTTCATTAGAGTCAGAACAGCATCTAATACTTTTTGTTCATTATCCTTAAGATGCAGATGCTGCCATAACTCAACCTCAGTTAACAAAATTTCCCAAAATTGCTGATCTTCTGCTTTTTTAATGAAATCGTCTTCTCTGAGTGAGTCAACAACTTCAACTTCATGAATCATCGAATCATAATTAACTTCTCTTTTGTTTTTCTGGTTTTGTTTTTTGGCCTTGTGTGTAAACCAATTCTTTGTTACGACTGAAAAATAAGAAAAAGCCTTTGTTCCCTTATCAGGGTTAAACTTCCCAAGTATAGTAGTAAGCCAAATCTTACAATCATCTTTGAGCCTGTCTATATTTTCAAGGTTTGTATACTTGTATGTATAAACAATCTTATCAACCATTTCATTAAATGCAGGCTGTATTTCTTTTATATAAAGAGATTCTCTAGTGGCGTGATCTTCGCTACTGCAAAAATCCAATATTGCCCTCTCTGTATCTAACGTAAAATAATGGTTTGAAGTTCCCTTTTTCTTTTTAGATTTCTTCATTATCTTCTTCCTCAATTAATAAATTGCTGTCTTGGAAATCCTCTAATGAAAAAACCTCCCTATATGATCCTATGTCATTTTTTAATTCTTTGGTATGGGTTAGTAAACCACCTAAAGTTTCATCCCCATAGAAAACCTCTAGCTCATAAATATTCTTTAAATGGTTCTCATAATTTACAACTGTACTATGAAAATTTGTTATGTTGTCCGAGAAAAAACTAAATCTTTTTAAAAGTTCTCTGATATACCAAAAAGAAAAAACATTTAGTAAAAGACTTAATGCTAAGATGGTGTAAATCATTTCTTGATCCTTTTCTTCATAGCTTCTTTTTCTTTCTTGATATCTTCTTTGGTTTCTTCTATTGTTTCATTTACAACACTTCCGATTGACTTCTTGCTTGTTTGGAAATTTTTCTTTACAAGTGAAATTGGAGTCGTTAATTGTTTTTTAAGAAACTCTGTTTTGTTACATTCAGGGCAAGGAGTTGGATCCTGTCTGAACCCGTGTGATATTTCGAAAACAACCTCACACTCTTCGCACTTGTAAATATATCGAGGCATCAGGGCACTTCAAAAAGATTAGGTTCAGTCTTTTTTACAACCGGGGGGTTTAATACAATAACTTGATTATCCTTTACATCCAGATCCCACTCTGAAAGTAATTCTGTAATATCTGTTTCTTCTGTTAAACACTTCTGTAATGTCATCAGAAGAGCGCCGATAGCTTGGTTGGATAGTTTCATTTTTTAATCTCCTTTTTTAATTCTATAGCTGTCTGAGTCAAAATGTTCCGTAGAAAACTCAAATAATTCGGAATCTTCTACTGCTATCATTTGATGTTTTAATTCTCGTGAGACGTGAAAGTTCATTCCGGGTAGTAGTTCTAACTCTTCCGCTTTATTAATGTCCTCGTCCTCTCCGAATTTTACAATCATTTTGCCAGATTGTAAATAAAATACTTCATCTTTTATTTTATGGTAGTGCCAAGAGCATCTTTTGCCTTTTTCAAAATAAAGAAGTTTTCCACAATATTCTTCTTTGTTGACAATCCATTTTTCATAGCCCCACCCTTTGGGTACGTGTTTAATCTTTGAAGAAGTCATAATCATTTATCCCTTTGTCATCTATGTAAGCATCCCCGGCAGGTTTACCAAGGAACAATTTATGATAATTAACTCCCCAGTCATTTAGTTGTCCCAAAGTTAAGTCATAAAATTCTTCGTTTGCTAGTAATGAGTTATTATTAAAACGCCCCATTCCTCTAGCCGTCAGGAAGATAATTGTATGTCCCTCGCCGTACAGTTGATTTACTTTTTTAATTCTATTTTCTTTTGGAGTTGCAGTAGAGTAATCACCGCCGCTTGAGTTACATATGGTTCCATCAATGTCGAAGATATATGTCGTCATTTTTGCCTCTCCAAGATAGCGGTAGTTGAATGATCCCCTATGCGATCAAAATATACAACCTCATTAGTGTGTGATGATCCGATAACCGGTTTTTCTCTCCAATCAGATCCTACCACCATTGCTTCAGGGGAATATTCTTTAACCATATCCTCTAGTTCTTTTGGGGTATTGAAAATAACAACTTCGTCAACACAGGAAAAACCCTCTAACATAGATTTTCTATTCTGCTGTGTATTAAAAGGCCTACTCAATCCTTTGTCTATTTTAACCTTATCATCTGAGTCTATACCTACTCTAAGATTATCCCCAAGGGATCTAGCAAATTGTAACATTTCTAAATGCCCTATGTGTAGTATATCAAAACATCCGTTTACCCAAATATTTTTCATACTATTCCAATTCCTTTTTTCTGGACAACACTTGTGGCGCAGGTATTAGCAAACTCTATTGCTCTTTCAATAGACCGGTGTTTTATGTACGAAGAAACAAGCCCAGCAATGAAAGTGTCACCAGCACCAGAGGTATCTCTTATATCGACTTTTGGCACCGGGAAAACCCTGTCTAAATACCGACAACCGTCAGGTCCTAGGGTTACCACCATCTTATTAACAAAATTAGGAGGTAGTACATTTTTAGTGCGATCAAACTCGAAATTATTTATCTTAATGAATGTAATTTTCTCTGCCCAAACATCTAGTATTTTTTTAGTATCTAAGAAAGTAAGTGGGTGGCTTTCAGAGATCTTTTCGATGTCTTCTTCAGAAAGATATCCTTTATCATAGTCTGATATTATTACAGCTTCATAATCATCAAAGTTAATTGAGTCCAGATCAACACTTCCATATGCGTGGTCACCTGTATCCACTCTTAAAACTATATAATTTGTCCTATAGTCAACATATCTTTTTTTTGAAATATCTTCCCAATTTTTATTAGTAATAATTTCTACATTGTCACCGAAGGATGATATGTTATTATATACATTCATTGCCATACCACCAGTTGATATTTTCATATCATTTAGATGCGGCTCTTTTCGAAAAACTGGCACAGGAGCAGCAGGGGCTAATCTGTCACAAGCTCCATAGATAAAAATATCATTGCAACTCTCCCCAATAACAAGTATCTTCATTATCCCTTGATCACATCACAGATAAAGTCGATGTCCTCGAAACTCATCTCTGGGTAATTGGGCACAAAGAATCCTGTTGAGTGAATTCTGTCGCTCATTGGATCGTGAAACTCTCCGTATCTCTCAACCCAAAACGGATGAAGACCTAAATTGCCAGCAGCAAAGACTCTTGTCTCAATTCCATTCTCAACTAGTCTATTTACAATCTCTTTTCTATGTTCCGTACTAGTGGCTAGAGCGCCAAAAGAGATTGATACCGGGACAGTGTCCCCCCAGTCTTGAAACTCAAAGTGACCTTCGAGGTTCTTCGCATAGTGAAGGTGATTTTCATTTCTTCGCTTAGAAACCCATTCTGCTTTTTTAATTTGTCGAAGACCTAGAAAAGCCTGAAGATCCGTTGCTCTAAGGTTAAATCCGGGAACAAAAAAGGTGAATGGCTTATGAAAATCATCAACATCATGATCGTCCATAAGTTTAGAGTATGCTTCCTCATTTAAATCTTTGCCCCATCCGTGGCTCCTGAGCATCAACAACATTTCATATAGTTCTTCGTCGTCGGTGTTCACCATTCCGCCTTCGATTGTCGATAGCTGATGTCCAAAGTAAAAAGAGAAAGAAGCCATATCACCAATAGATCCAACTCTGGTTCCGTCTTTGTATGCTGCGCCTAAAGCAGCGCAAGAATCTTCAAGTAGGCAAAAGCCATACTTCTCTTTAAGACTTAAAAGTCTTTCTTTGTAATGAGGTACACCAAGAACCTGCACAAAGATAACAGCATCTGGCCTATCCTCTTCACAAATTCTCTCTAGTTGGTCTAAATCCATTCCATAAGTGTTTGGATCGGTTCCAACCATAATAGGCTGTAGCCCCAGTTGAATTGCCGGAGATATCGTCGTTACCCAGCCCACTGCCGGAACAGCGATCTTTTTGTTCTTAATTCTTCCTGCCATCATTGCGGTATATACCATAAGCAAATTAGCTGATGATCCTGAATTATTGAACACTGCTCTTTTAGTTCCAATAAAATTAGCCCAAGCATCTTCTACTTCCCAAGTAAGATCTCCCTTGGTAAGGCGAGGATATCCCTTTAACCACTGACACAACGCATCAATGTCTTCTTCGTTAATAGTTTCTTTTGCAAGTGGGTACTTAATATTCACGTTTACTCCGTTTGGTTATAGTTTATCTGACCAGTATTCGATCATCTCATCTAACATAGATTCGAATGTATATTCAAATTGTACATCAATAACTTCTTTTAGTTTACCCGTGCTTCCTTTTAAATGATTTAATTCTAAAGGTCTCATAAACTTTTGGTCTTGTTCAACATAATCTAAATAATTCATACCTAGCTGAGAGAATGTATAATCGCACAATTCTCTAACGCTATGTGAAATTCCTGTGGAGCAGACGTAATCATCAGAGTGGTCAAGCTGCAAAAGTTGCCACATTATTTTAACATAGTCTTTGGCGTGGCCCCAGTCTCTTGTGCTATCAAGATTTCCTAGAGTTAATTTGTCTTGTAATCCTTTTTTGATCTTAACTGCGCCCATAACCACCTTATTGGTCACAAAGCTAGTTCCCCTGCGAGGCGATTCATGATTAAATAAAATTCCATTTGAACCAAAAATATCGTATGAATTTCTATAGCAACCAACAAGATTATATGCACACATTTTAGCGCACGCATATGGACTTACTGGAATCATTGGTGTAGTTTCCCTTTGGTATCCATCGCTGTCAATAGAATTACCAAACATTTCCGAACTACTTGCTTGATATAATTTAATGTCCTGATTAACCAGTCTTATTATTTCTAAAAGATTTAGAGTTCCCTTTACAATCGTATCAGTTGTGTATATTGGCTGATCAAAACTAACTTTTACGTGGCTTTGAGCGGCTAGATTATAAATTTCATCTGGGTTTACTTTGAGAATGACATTAAGTAGGGAAGACATATCACACATATCAGCATGATAAAGATTATTCTTTATTATAGGGTAAAGGTGTTCAATTCTGGCTGTTTGATTTTCTGGTATTGAATTTCTTTTTAAAGTTCCGTGAACTTCATACCCCTTATTCAGAAGAAGTTCCGCCAAATAAGATCCGTCTTGTCCATTTATCCCCGTGATTAATGCTTTTTTCATTTTCTAACTTCCGGATAATTCTTTTCAAACCACCTGATTGTGTTTTCTAATGCTACATCAATATCGGTAAATTGTAAATTAGGAAGTGTTTTTTTCAGTATTTCTTTACTAGATGGCCTCTTCATCTGCCCGTTTGGCTTATCTGTTAACCACTTTATATTGTCCAATCCATATACCTGAGATATTCTCTCTATCAAGGATTTGATTGTTATCTCTTGATCTCCAGAAACAATTATTTTTTGTGGTAGAGATTCTTTTTCAAATAGCTCTACACAGGCTCTAGCAACATCTTGAGCATATAAAAATTCCCTTGTTGGTGTTCCATCACCCCAAACCTCTAAAGACGTATTATTTTGCTTTGCCAAATAACCCTTATGGATTAAACTTGGAACAACATGTCCATCTTCAAGATTAAAGTTATCGTTTTCACCAAAAATGTTTCCGGGAATTACGGAACAATACTGTCTGTTATATTGTTTCCGATAGGCTTCAATTTGAACATCTACCATCCTCTTAGAATAGGCATATGATCCGTGGGCTTCGAAAGGAGCGCCGTCGTGTAATGATTCTTCTTTTAAAATCTCACTGTCAGCAGGGAAAGCACACACAGATGAAAAAGCTATCAATTTTTCTACATTGTGCTCATGAGCATAGTGTATCATATATGTATTCATTAATATATTGTCAAAATATTGTTGTGCCGGAGTGTTTAAGTTCTTTCCAATACCGCCAACTCGGGCAGCGGTATGAATTACATAATCTGGCTTTTTCTTTAAAAACAATTTATCAATGTGTGATTCTTTTGTGAGATCATATTCCTCTCTGTGTGTGAATATAAAATCGTATTGTGGATATAGACTTGATATATCCCTTATTGCCGATCCGACTAATCCTCTTCCACCTGTAACCAATATCCTTTTTGTCATCGATTTCTAAACCTTCTTTCCCAGACTGGTGGGCTAAGTGTCCAGTTATCATATGGCAATTGAATCCTACCTGACTGATCCTGAGAATAGATTGAAGCAAACAACGGTGCATCATTTGCGTGGTAAGCTTCTTGGACTGGAATGTGGTCTCCTTGACCCGGATTCCAATCACACTCTAATACCAAACTGGGAGAAAGATATACTTTTCCGCCCACTCTCTGCGCTCGGAAGGCAAGATCGTGACAGCACATATTTAAATGTTCAAACCTGCAATCCCAACCACCAAGGTACCTAAAAAAATCTGTACTATACATACCCACAGGTGCTATCATTGAATCTTCTGGAATACCGGGCAATCTTTGGTCAGGGTGTGTCCAAGCTTTCCAGTAATCATCTGGGGGCATCTTTCCAGAATAATTTTCTCCCTCAGAATATCTTACAACAACAACGTCTTCTTTTTTCAGAGTCTTACGAAGATCGATACACTCCTTGATCGCTCCGGGTAGAAATCTTCCATCATCTGAACCCCACATCATAAATTCACCCTCAGCCAAGAGGGTTGCCATTTGAGCACATCGAGTTGGAGTTCCGAAATCTTTTAAAAATTTAAAATTTGATTTACTCATCAACTCTGCTGATGGGTAGTTCGGGCCAACGATCACCAATTCCCAAGTATATGGAGCGGCTGAGGCGGCAAGGGAAGAATACATTGATTCCCACATTTGAGATCTGTGGGCTGGCATACATATAGAAACGTCATACCTAGCTGTCATTTTTAAATCTCCTCTCCCACACTGTGGGGGCTTTTTTCCAATTATCCATTGCTAAACGAGAGTTAATATTTGAAGTCCAATTAGGATCTCTATATCTCTGATGCAACAATGGTTCATCATGTTGATGTTGGCATATAAATATTGGCATATGATCTCCTGTGCCTCCGGGCATATGATCACAAGTAAACAGAGGAACCTGAGCCATCGTTACTTTTGCACCCATAAATTGAGCACGTATTGCCATATCTGCATGTGATGCCCAAGTCCCCTCATAAGAACAATCCCAACCCCCCAAAGAGTTAAAGAAGTCAGCATGTAGAAATGCTATATTGAATAGCCACCAATCTTGTGGTAGGTATGGAGAAGACGCAGGAGTTGATCTTATTTTAAAATATTCATCAGGTTGTAGCGTTTCTCTTTCAGTGCTGCCCTCTTGTCCTTCATAATACTTGGCCACCAACACATTTGAAGGGTCGCTGCCTAATAATTCAAATTGGTCAATGCACTTATCTAATGAATCCTCAAATAATATACAATCATCTGCGAACCAAGTATATATCTTGCCCTCGCAAAGAGATGCAGCAATATTAGAAGCTCTAACAGGTGATCCGTAATCTTTTACAAATTTAATATTCTTAAGATCTTTTAGAGATTCAGGTAACTGATTAGGTCCGCAAATAATTAATTCAAAAGTTCTTTTAGTTGACTTTAAAATAGATTCGTAAAGACTTTCTAATCTTTCAGTTCGGATACTGGGTAATATTATCGATAATTCAGGCTTCATTATTTTTGTTCACCATATATTCTAAAACTTCGTTAACCGAATCTTCTAAAGATATTTGCGCCTCAAATCCCAAAATATTCTTTGCTTTCGAAACATCGGGAATTCTTTTTTGAACATCATATTCATAAGGCTCATCACTAGTATATGAAAATTCCTCTTCTTTGTTAACAAGATTCCACACTATTTCTGCCAGTTCTAAAACAGTTGTTGCCCTAGAGGTTGAAATATTGAAATCTTCATTCTCGGCTGCCGGACTCTCCAAACAAAGGCGAATACCCCTAGCGATGTCCTTACCGTTAGTGTAACACCTAACTTGTCTACCATCGCCAAGAATGTGCAATGGACTTTGACCCTTTAATATCTTATTAATTATATCTGGAAGAACATGGCTCAGCATTAAATTAATGTTTCCGCTTTTAATCTTATCCTCGCCAATAGCCTCTTCTTCTCCAACGCCTACACAATTAAAAGGTCTAATAATACTATAAGGAACACCATACTGCTCATAAGCACCTTTACAAAAATATTCTGTTGCCAGTTTTTGAAATCCGTAAGTGCTATATGGAGGTGGACATCTTTCAATTTCTTCCTCAGGAGTTGGATATAGATCTGTGGACTCATATACCATACTACTTGATAGCACTAGAATTCTTTTTAGGTTATGATTCTTATTAAGATTGATCGCAAGATCAAAAGTATTTGCCATTATTCTTTCGTTTGTAGCCAATAAATCATAAGCATACTTATGAAAATAACTAATACCGCCAATCATAGCAGCAGCGGCGATGATATACTCGACATCAAGCATTTCAGATGGTGGGTTTTTAGTGTCAACATCAAGAACATCCATCTCCAATAAATGAAAATCTGGATGGTTATCGTGAGGTCTAGTGACCGGGCCATATTTTGAGAAATTATCAATTCCTATAATACTATAACCCTTCTCCAGTAACTCAGAACACAAATATGATCCGATAAATCCCTGACTTCCTGTGATTAAAATCTTTTTCTTCATTATTATTCCCTCATACCATCAAAAACTGTTGTTTTGTATTTTCTGTTTTCTTCTAACAGGCTGTCAAAAAATCTAACTGGCAAGTCTTTACAGATCTTTGCCAGCGCAGCCGTATCTTTTGGCAGACACATACCACCAAATCCTCTGAAATTGTCATTGCATTCTAGATAATTATCAGAGATGTGTTTTCTCTGCACCACTGCGTTTTTTATGTTTGCATAATTTACACCGCTAGCCTTGCAAGCTTCATAAAAACTATTAGCAAAAACAACTAGGGTAGCATTATACACATTATTAAAATACTTGGAAAACTCTGCTTCGGCTGGAGTTAATCTAACAAACTTATCTGGCAGCCTACCGTGAGCTTCTTTTATCTTCTTATACGCATCGTCACTGTGTGTTCCAATCATACAGACATCGTGATGTTCTGTAAAATCGGTAATTGCACATCTTTCTCTTAGGAATTCCGGGACGAAACTAACTTGTGTGCCCAATAGGGTTGATAGTTTGTCTGTTGTTCCCGGCGCTACTGTTGATTTGATAGCAATGTGTCCTTTATAACTGACACTGTGTAATTCAGAGATTACGCTCTCAACTATAGAAGTGTCACAGCTTCCATCTCTAGATTCTGGTGTTGGAACACATATAAAAACAATTTCAGTAGCTAGTACATCAGAAATAGAAGTATTTAATTTTATATCGTGAACTTTTACGTTATGTCCGTTTTTCTCAAAACCAAACTTACAAGCATTGCCCACAACTCCAAGCCCAATAATACCTATCTTCATTTTATGGCCTCCACATTTAAACTCATAAGTTTACCGTTAGTTTTGTCCATATGTGGAAGATATGCCTGACTGTAGTCATCTACGTGCGAATGCTCTGTTTTTCTCCAGTCATACCTTCTAACTGTCTTGAAACCAATCTTTTGCAGATCTTTCTCGATCTCTTCAAAATCCCAACAGTGGAAGTGGAAATCAAAATCGTATTTTTGTCCACCATATAGAAGACAATGTATATTTTCTAAATTGCCATCTATTAGATATTGTTCACATACTGCTCGGAAATCAGGGATGGCTATCCTCAATATTCCACCGGGCTTTAAGGAGTCAAACCAACTCTTAAGAGCTTCAGACCAAGTATTTTTAAAATGAGTGGATGATTTTTTTGGGAAATGCTCTAAAACGTGGCAAGCATATATAAGGTCTACATCTTCAAACTTTTCATGAATCTTCGTTACATCACATATAACATCTGGCTCTGTCTCTTTTCTGAGATCAACATTTACAAAGCCATACATTTTCTTATCGCCGGAGCCAATGTTAAGTTTCACCAGTTTGTTATCCGACATAGCCCATCTCCTTGTAACTTTTTGCTATTTCCTCTTTTGTATCTTTCTTAAATCTTCGTTCCCAAACTTCTGGAGAGTTTTTCCAGTTGTCTAGCTCAAGATGGATTCTCGTAGTTGCAATTTCTGGGGTTGCGTACATTGTATCAAATATTGGCTTGTCAAAGAAAGTCTGAGCATCAAAAATTGGTGCGTGATCGACTGTCTTTCCTACAAAGTGATTGCAGGTTGTCGCATCTAATTTTGAATCATATAACTTTCCGCCGTCGGCCTGTACTCTGAACATTAGGTCGTGCAGTGGATGATTAATATATTCAAACTGACAATCCCATCCGCCCAACTCTTTGAAGTATTCCGTACTCATCATATGATGCAATGAAATCTTATAATGTTGAGGTATTCCGGGAAGCCTTAATTCATCGTGAGCCCAAGCTGTCCAGAAATGAGGGGGCAATGTTTGCCCAGAATATTCTGCCCCTTCTCTGTATCTCATATTTATGACATCTTTTTTTCCACAAATAGAATCATATGTTTCGATTGCAGTATCAATAGCGTTTGGTAAAAAGATAGCATCGTCAACACAATGGTATGTCAACCTTCCCTGACAAGCAATAGCACCGATTTGGGCTGCACGAGTTGGGGCACCGAAATCCTTTATGTGTGTAATGTTATCAAAATGTTTCATATTGTCAGGTAAGTCAAAAGGACTTACTAGCACCAATTCAAAACTGTGGTTTCGGCAGGAATTAAATAAACTTCCATACAACATCAACCAATTGTGTGTTCTAATAGCCGGCATTAAAACCGATACATCATATTTCATATCCTATAGCTCCAAATGTTTTTTTCCAGAAGTGAGTTGCCGTATACTTTTCTTTGTAAGTCTCGTGTCCCCGTGAGGCGATCTTATCTCTTTCTTCTGGATTGTTTAAGTAATAATTAATCTTGTTCTTTAGATCTTCAACATTCTCGTACTCTACATAATCCTCACCCGGAGTCAGCATTTTACTAGTAGAATCATTTTTTCTCTCCAGCATCATAGAGCGGCTGGCTAATATTTCCCACACCCGACCTTTACATTGGTCGCCGACATCTGATCCCGGAAAGTTAATGCTTATTTTACTCCTGCGAATATAAGAAGAATATTCTGAGGGTGTTAACCCCTGTTCTCGTTGTCCACCTTTTATTAGAATTTGAGTTCCCGAACTTACCAACTGATTGAGATAAACCTGTCTTTCTTGGTGCCGAGTGCTTCCAATAAAACTTACAGGTATATCTTGGTCTTCAGTTGGTTTATAGAGATTCTTGTCCTGAGGTGCCCATAACCATAACATCTTCTCTCCATAAGATGTAGGAATAATCTTTTCAGACCCCCAACAAACATGAAGATCTGCATATCCTTTACTTTCTAATTCAGAGACTTCAGATATCCCCCAGTCAGGTCGCATATCAGGCCACATAAAGATAATCTTACATCCTAATTCTCTGAAATATTCATAACTCTTGTCTGTGGGATTAAGATGTGATTTTCCCAACAATGAGAAAATAACTATATCTGGCTTTTCTCTCTCACAGAGAGTGGGAATAAATGTGTCAATATGCTGTTTTTTTACTAGAGCATATTCATCCATATGGGCTACACTAAATTCTACGTTATTGAATTCACAACTGTTTAGAGAACCAAATAGATTATGGTAATTGTTAGTCAATCCCATTTGGGGATTAGCCTCGCACCACTTTTCAGTTATAAAAAGAACCTTCACAGATTTATTTTTCATTATAAAAATCACCATACTCAACCAGAATAGTGTTCTTACCATCAGTTCTGTTGTATGCTTTTTGATATGCTGGAAAAATATCTTCTGGTTCTTTCAGTCTGATAATTTCAGTATTCTTCAACATTAGTCTAAAACCCTCTGTAAAGTCTCCAACATGCTGAGCTTGGGGATTTAAGGGTCGTTCGGAACCAATTCCGGTTCTGATGATTACCTTAGGGTAATATTCACCGTGAGTAAACGTTGGCATACGGTCCAAGTGGTTGATTAACTGATTGGCAGCAAGAATAAGAAAATTCCATCGTGGATAAACACTTATTGGCACCTTTCCAGTGACTGCCAGACCGTTAGTAATTCCCATCTGCATTTCTTCGCAGACAGGCATCTCAATCAATTTTTCTGGATCTATGTCTTTTAGTGTATTAGACATTGCTGTTCCCTTGTAGGCCACAGCCTGCCCCAAGAAAACTGTGTCTTCTTGTTCTCCCAAATATTCCATAGCACGTTTTAGTTCATCAAAGTATTTAACCATTTTTTATACCTTTAAAATTGTACTCTAGAGCCAGCGCCTGCGTGAGGATACTTGTCTAGATTGTATCTATAATATGTTACATATTCATCTTGTACGCCTTCATAAGTTAAGACTGAAGAGTTCCACGTAGCTCGTGTATCTGTACAAACTGACTTGCCATTATCCTCTATGACAAAATGAATTGGAAGTTCGTGGTTTCTAGAATATTTGATACATTCATGGGCTTGTCCGGTTTCAGAAGTCATATCCCCCATAAAACAAAATACCCTTCCACTTCCTCCGGATTTTTTAATACTAAGAGCAGCACCCACGGCAATGGGAATAGCTCCAGTTACAATCCCTGAGTTAAAAACATTATGTTCATTAAAACAGAGGGATATTGATCTGCCATCTAAACATGCTTGCTCGACTTCTTCTGAAGGAACACCTTTCAGGAGACATTGATAATGACTTCTCCAAGATCCGAAAACCCAATCGTCCTTGCCAATATTAAATCGATCAAAAATCTCAATAATCTGTTCTTCATTATCATTATAAAGATGAACAGGGGCTTTTATCTTTGCGTTATTAAAATGTGCAGCGATCATATCTTCAAAAGCAATTAACTGATCTTTAGTGTAGAGTGCCACTTTAATCTCCTAGTATTTTTCGTTTTAGTTTTATCTTAGTCATATTCTTAATTTCATCTACGGTAGATTGACCAAATTTACTTCTAATCATATCATGATATTCAGGTCTGTTATAATGTGAATTAAAAGCATTGTCCCTAAATTCTACAACTTCTCTTGCAGTAATATGTTTAGTAGCTAATGGCTTGATTTCATATGAGTGTTGTGAATAAGCCTGATAACTATCTGGAAGATCCCAGCCTTCCTTTTTAGCTTGAATATGTAATGCTGAGCCGGGATAAGCCATTGTACAGTAAAAGTTAGAAAATTCACAATTAAGATCATTTGCCATGTCAAGCGTGTCTTTCATGGTGTCTGCTGTGTCTTCTGGAAGTCCAAAAATGTAATTACCTATAACATTTATACCTGAGTTCCTAATTTCTTGGACTAAATCTCTAATATTTACCTCTGTAAATTTGCCCTTAATCACATCTTTTCTTACGGTAGCGTTACCCGATTCAATTCCTAAAGCTAACCAATTAACGCCAGCATCCCTAAGAGCGTCTAAATACTCTGGACGAACTGTATCGATGCGAGCATAAGCCCAAATATTGAAATCAAATTCTCTTTCTTTTAATTTTTTACAAATCTCTAGAAAGTGATCCTTTCTTAGAACAAACATTTCATCAGCTATTTTTACGTTGCGGATTCCCATATCATGAATTTTTTGAAATTCACCCATAGTGAAATCTACGTCCCACCACCTAAATCGACTCTTTGATTGTAGTCCATTTTCTACGTTATTGTTCCCGAAAGGGGCGTTAATGCAACAAAATGTACACTGATAAGGGCACCCGAGACTGGTATAAAGTGAGGCAAACGGTTCCCTGTCATTGTTATTAGACATAGCATGCCAATTGGCCGTTCGATATAGGTGCATAGGCAATAGATCCCAAGCCATCCCCGGTAGTTCGTGTTCAAGTTCTTTCTGCGGGACAACTGGAGCCGGACGGGTACAAATTATATCGCCATTATCCCTGTACCATAATCCCGGAATTTTATCTAAGTGAATTGGATTGTCCATATCACTTTGCAATAATCCATCAACAGTATATGCCCCCTCTCCTTGACAAACAAAATCTGCTTTTTCACTATTCATTGTTTCTCTAGAAGAAGCCGAAGGGTGGAGTCCGATAAGAACAATCTTTGAAGATGATCCAGAATCTTTAAGTTTGTCGCATAAAACGCTAGCCCCATACATATTTTGTGTGGATGCTGATGGCTGTTGCCCATAGATAACCATTGCCACAAGGCGTGGATTTATATCCAATATTCTTTTAGCACTCTCATCTGGATTTAGACGCTCAGCTTCACAATCTAAAATTGCAACAGAAAACCCATTTTTACGAGAATGTTGAGCTAGTAACCCCGCCCAGATTGGTGGTTCAATAGCAGAATAGTTTTTACTTAGTTCTTGATATATTATACCAGCCCCGTTTGGTTGCACGTATAAAACATCTACATTATTGGAAGCCATTTATGAATCTCCTGTTTTTATTAATAATTCGCATACCAAGGAGATTCAATAATCTTATAACTTTTAATCAACTGGGTGATCCCAACATCTAAATCTCTATTACAAATCATTCCCTTATCATATGCTTTTTGACTACTGACTTCATAATCTCGTACATCAGGGTCAGAAGTAAATTCAGCTTTAATAATTTCTAATGGTAAATGCTCTTTTATTTTCTGTGCCAATTGAAGCTTATTCATATTAATAGTATCATTACCGATATTGTAAGTCTCATTTTTGCAAGTGTCCCAGTTATCAATCACATACTTGAAAGAATCACATACATCATGTATATGGACATAATTTCTCATAAACTCACATTCGTACAATACAAGTACTCGATCCCTAAGAGCCTTTAATACAAAATTGTTTACCAATAAATCAGTTCTCATCCTAGAAGATGGTCCAAAAACTGTAGCCAAACGAAAAGTCAGGTGGTTTTCAACTTCTCTTATGGCTGTTTCTGCATCTACTTTTGTTCTGCCATATAAAGAAATTGGGTTGAGTGGGGATTCCTCTGTGCATACCGCTCCGTCACCCGTTCCATATCCAGAGTTGGTGCAGGGGTAAATTATCCTCTGGTCTTTTGACTTATTTTTTGCTAACCATTCATTAACTTCAAAGTTGATCTCTTTGGCTGCACGAGGGTCTTGATCACACAGAGGAAATCCAACCAAGGCGGCCAGAGGAATAATAATATCTGATTTTGATGCATATCTTTTTAGCGTATTTAAGTCTCTTACATCAGCATTTACAAAATCAAAATTATCGTTTGTAGTATATCGAAGCAAACTAGTTGCATCATACATTAAGTTATCATATGCAACTACTTCGTGACCATCCTTCAACAAGACATCTGTTAGTTCACTTCCAATATAACCTGCACCACCAGTAATTAATACTTTCATTTCCAGCTAATCTCCCAGTCCTTAAAGTCTGCTGCTAAACAGTCAATTTTATAATCTTTTCTGCCACCACAAATTTCCTGAATCTTATTCTTTGCAGTGTTTCTAATCCCGTTTAATCCGTGTGTTAATTCAAGGTCGTTTCCATCCTTGATCCCTTTTCTATAATTTGATTCATTGTGCCAAATGTGTAAATTCATTTGTGACAAAACTACAATCGCACGGATTACATCAGAACCAATTGCGCCATCAGTACTATCAAGGCACATTTGGATATCGTGTACAATATCTTCAATCTCTTTCGCATATTCTTCTTTATGCTCTGCTATAAATACTTCTTTCAATTGTGCGATAGAAAGTCGGTCAACTAACTCAGATAATGTTGGAAGGTATTTTCTTTCCTTATTGCTCATTGGTTTCTCCAGTAAATTGTTCAAAATATGATGTATATGAATTCACGTTCTTTGTCCCAAACAAATGTTTATATTTATAAAAAAGCTTGGCTTCTTCTTTGCGTTGGTTTAAGTTTGTTGTTTCACTCTGGGATAATCCTCCAGCTAAATATAGTCCGACAACAGCTTCAATTTTCTTAAACTTTGAACCATTGTCCACCGCTCTAAGCCACATATCCCAATCATTTGAAAAGATATAGTTTTTATTAAATAAACCACATTTTTTGTGCATTTCTTTTCTCCACAATGGCATTGGTCCGGGTAAACACTTTATCATACTATTTTTGGAAAAATCATAAGTAGAATGTTCGTAAAATTTGTCATCTGAAGTGTTATTATCCATTGTCTCATTTGGGCTGTCTGTTTGCAAGCATTGCCCATACACTAAATCAATACCCGGATTTAAATGCAAATGTTTAGACAAGATAGACAAACAATCAGGATCTCTTATATCATCTATAAGCCCGAATGTTAAAAAGTCTCCCGTGCTCATCTCTATGCCGATGTTTAAAGCTTCGGCAATACTAATCTTTTCGTCCATTCTTTTGTATATGATATTATCATAAGTGGCCGTGTATTCTTTTATTATTTCATACTCATTATCAGGTGAGTTGGCATCTATGATAATAAGTTCACAATTACTAAAGTTTGTTTGAGAAACAATACTATCCAAAAAGCTTCTAATATATTTTGATCCATTATACATTGTACCAAGAATCGTAATCTTGGGAAATTCAATTGGAGGAAGAAAATCTATCTTATCATACTTTCCTTCTAGTGCATTTCGGAAAACATCTAGTATACTTTTATTATTTTCACTCAATATGTCTATTAACTGTTGAGGTTTACTTGAAAAATAATCCTCACTAGCAACGCCTAGCATACCATTAGTTATGAGCTTACAACCTAAGATCCTAGCCTCTAAAGCAACCCTACTGTATGATTCGATCCATTGTGGGAAGAAAACTAAACTGTCAACCTTTGATAACTCTTTAACAAAATCCTCATATGACTGATTTTTGATCATCGTATATTGAATATTTTTTTGCCGGCAATACTCAATTGCAAAAGGCATTCCTTTATTTCTATTCGATGATTCCATTATTGCATAATCAATAGTCTTTTCATTGTTCATGCTTTCCCTAAGTACTTCTATTTGGTAATCCGTCCATAGATTACCTCCAAGGTTACAAATGTTTGATCCAACTAAATTCTTTTGAACAATTTCAGAATGAAGCTTGCTCTGGCATAATACAGCCCTAGCTTTAGAGAAAAAGTCTTTATTTATTACCATATTTTCTGGTACTAAAAAATTATCAAAAAATGCTGGGTTATTGTTGGCAGCATATTTATGATCATGCTCTAAAATTATGTATTCTACTTCTTTCTTTAAGAGTTCTTTGTTTTCTTCTGTAAGGGTCATAAAGTTTGCAACAATAAAGAACTTATCCTTATTCTCTAATATAAAAGAAGGAGTTAACTGAGTACATTGAACTTTTGTAAACGAATATGAGTCGGTTAAGAGACTCATTAAGTTATCGTTATAAAATTCAGCGCCGCCATTAACTCCTTGTTCTAAGAAGAAATCAGAAACAAATACTACCTCTCTAATCATAGCTCACAACTTTATTCAAGATGTTTTGCCATTCGCCGGCGTCTTCTTCGTCCGGGGTAGTCAGATACTCATTGACTGAGTCAAAGAACTTTTTATATTGGTTTTCAGCAGAAAACTCTTTTTCTAGGTAGACCTTTAGCTCTTCTGCTTGTTTCTTCTTCACATTGTTCTTGTTATAACATTCTCTAAGTGTTTTTTTGAAGTGGTCTTCCTCCACATAACACCATTTCGACTCTGCTACCAGAACACCATCCCAGACAGCTTCAGGCTGAATTTCCTTTAGTTCATATCTAATTTTTGAAAACATTGGAACCTTTTTTGTCTTACCAGATTTTTTATTCTTCTGATTAGCGTATAAAAAGTCAACCTGTCCTGACCAAGCAGGTGCGGCAATAGGTAATCCACTATATGCTGCTTCGTATATAGGAAGGCCAAAACCCTCTCCGTGAGTAGCTGTAAAATAAGATTTTATCTTAGGATGTTTATATAAAGAATGTAATTCTCCGTCAGTTAAATTACCGTGTAAAAGGTAAACATTACATTTTCTATCTTCGTACTCCGGGGCATTAACAATACCCGTTAGAAAATCTGTTACATGAAACTTATCTGGTACCGAATGGTTCATCTTGTGACACTTAATCACCAACCCAACATCATCGTCTTTAAACTCGTCCAGAAACCATTTAATAGAATTTACTAAATTTTTTCTGGGACTGTCTTGTGCCACAGTCATAAAGTTAAAATCGTTCTTTAACTCTAGTTCTAAATCAACTTGATCGTGATACTTAACAGGATACCCAACTACTTCTACAGGAACCGTGCATTTTAATGCACCTACTGGCTGTTTAGTCTGTTCATTTAAAATCGTATATATTGGATCTACCAAAGACTTCTTTGCATGTTCCGAAACCACCAAAACTTTATCTACAACTGTATTACAAGCTTGTATCCATTGGCCAGAAGCTCTATCGGTCTCAACAGCGGCAGTAATTCCTATGTTTACCTTCGCTATTTTTTGCCACTCGTTTGGGATCATAACCTGAAAAGAAATATCATAAGTAGGATATACATCCTTATACATATTGTGCTTTTCTATACAAGTTTTAATTAACTTAGTTTCTTCTGTGTCTTTCATTATCCAACTTGAAGCACCCCAAGGAGTTGGTTCAACGTGAACATCAAAATGAGATGGATTATCCATTAATGCTCTAAAGATAAACCTTGCGTGTTCACCATATCCACTACGGCTTAGTACTGGACCTCTTAATAAAACTCTTTTCATAATTCTTTTAATTCCCAACTCTTATAGTTTTTTCTCGTATCCCACGAACCGTATTTTTCGTGAACATTTTCCATCAGATTAATCCACTGATACTTAAACTGGTCAAAATTGTAATTTTTCATTACGTGTCCTCGACCGGCTGCACCAAGGGCGTTCCTTTCTTCGGCTGACATCTCATAGATTTTGACAAGAGCATCAACAAAGTCATCCTCGTTGATTCTGTCTTCACAAATAAATGGGACATTACCTCCTCCGATAACTGCCCTAGAAGATGGTTCTATACCAATACCAAACCAGTTCTCTCCATCTGTGACCTGTTCCTGAAGTCCGCCTGTCATTGTAACTATGATAGGTGTCTCACAAGCCAAAGATTCCAAAGTCGCCAAACCAAAACCTTCAGCGTCGGCAATATTGATTGTACAATCTGCCATATTATAAAACATCGCCAATTGTTCAGGTGGCATCTTTTGTGTTGAGAACTGAACCTGACCAGAAGTTAAATCAAGTTGCTGCAACAGATAATTCAACGGCTGTCCGTGTTGATCATTTACATCTGTGTGCATAATCAAAGTTGCTTTGTCGTGACCTACTTTATCTAAGAACTTTTTCCACCAAAAAATTAAACTGCCACTTTGTTTTCGTCGAGCATTACGATTATTCCAAAAGAAGACCATCTTATTTTTACAGTTGTCTTCCCTCATAGTTTTAACTATTTCTAGTTCTTGGGGGGCAAACATTTTTCGGAAAATAGTTGTATTAACCGCATGCGGAACATATTCTTCTTCTGTGTCTGGGGATACTGTTTGTACAATATCGCTAGTAACCTTAGAGATAGTAGCAATAACATCCGTAGACTCATACCATCGTTTATTATAGGACGGATAAGGATAATTATCCCATACGTGGTAATAAACTGTAGGAACTAAACTCCTTATTTCATCTTCTATTGTCCAAAGCCATTCATAAAAACGTGGATCGGTCATAAACCATAAAATATCTGGCTTATGGTGTAACAACGTGGCTCTAACTTGGTCTGCGTTGCTGTACCCGTCAACAGGGAAGATAACCCAATCGTCACCATACTGTTCGGTTTTAGAAGGAGTATAATCTGGATGCTGAACTGCACCTCCTAATGATATAACCTCAAATCTTCCTGTCTGTAACAGTGCCTCTATTACATACTTGGTTTGAGTTCCTACCCCCGATGGTAAAAGAGGGTGATCACTAATTGTTAATACTTTAATCTTTTTTTCTGACAAGTTGTTACTCCCTATAAACAATATTCCGTCTGATAAAATTCACAAGTTCCAAAACGGTCTTTGCAGCTTGTACAAGCGGTACGATTTTTAATATAATTCTGTTTGTTGATATTATGCAGTGCTTTAGTCAAAGCGTTAAGGGCATCTGTCGTTCTTTTTTTCGCAGCCGTCACTCTAACGAATTCTGCCTTCTTGCCGGCCTTTGCTGTACGCTTGAGTAAAACAAAATGACAATCAATATCCTTGGGTTCTACCTCGTACTTGCGAGCATAAAAATGTTTGTAATAAACCAACTGGTAAGCTAAGATGGTATCGCTCTTCTTTTCACGCTTCCATCCCCACGAACAGGTCTTCCAGTCAATCAGATGAATCTTTTCATCCTTCTTGGAGTAGACCACAAGGTCAATAAAGCCTTTAAACTTTTTTTCTGCTTCCGTGAATTCGGTGATGGGCACATAGAGTTGTTCTTCGGCTTTGAGCACTTCCCAGTCCTCTCCCAGCTTGCCGAACTTCTCGGTCAAGCAGCGGTAAAGGTCGGGAACGATTTCCAAACCACTTACAAGCCACTCTTTGAGCTTAAAATCACGTTTGGCCCTCTGTTG